GGTCTACTTTGATTAGCAACTGGTCTACTTTGATTAGCAACTGGTCTACTTTGATTAGCAACTGGTCTACTTTGATTAGCAACTGGTCTACTTTGATTAGCAACTGGTCTACTTTGATTAGCAACTGATCTTCTACGGTAATCATTTAATCTTCTACTACTTTTTTTAGATTTACTTTCTGATTTTAATTTTTCAAGATTAGCGACACTTGCAAATTCATTTACAAGTGATTTAGCAAGAGTTTTTTTATATCCATCACTTTTTTTAGATTTTAGATCATTAAGTCCTTTTGTTAATATTTTTTCTATTTCAGGTGTAACTTTTTTATGAAATTCTTTTACACCTTTTTTTTTACCCACACTCATCATAGTTTTGTGAATTTCTTTAACATATGAATCACTTAGATTGATACCTTTTGTTTTGAGAATTTCATTTAAAACTGGACGTCCATACTTCGAATATTTTTTATTTCTTTTATGTTTAGGTTTTGATTCTTCTCTTGATATTAAAAATGTAAAAACTAATCCACCAACAATAGATGCTATTCCTTGGAGTGCTTGAATATCCATTTATATTATAATATATTTTTATTTATCTTCTTCTAGTTTTTTTTTTAGAATTCTTTTTTAATTTCTTTTTAGATCTATTTACTCTCTTTTTTTTTGATTTAGCACCTAATTCTTTTCCTAAAGTTCTTAATCTGCTCATGTTTTTCTCTCCTACCATAGTTTTTATCCTTTTTAAATCCTCAGAATTCTTACCTAAAATAGTTTTAAGATTATTTCTTTGTTCACTATAAATATCTTGTGCTTTATCCATAACTGTTCTATCAGGGGCAATTCGATCAGCCACTATATTGGGAGCGGCAGAAGCAAGAGCACTCTGCACTCTTTTTCTTCTTCTATTTACTTTATTCATTGTTGTTCTGTTTGCTTCAAAGAACATAATAGCAGCAGTTACAACACCACTTAAAATTAAAGATCCTGCACCAGCAAAAATAGTGGACATTTATTATTAATTAGATTTTTTTTAAATAATTTAAAAACTAAATTATAAATATGTTTATGAATAATTTAAATGAAATCCCTCAAACAGAAATTCAATTCTTTAAAGAAAAAGTAACAAGATGGTTATTAGTTGATAAACAAATAGATGATTTACAAACGCAAATTAAAGATTTAAAAAAAGTAAGGGATAAAGAATTACAACCACAACTAACAAATTTTATGGTTAGTAATAATGTTTCTGACTTAAATACCGAAAATGGTAAATTAAGATGTCATGAAAGAAAAACAAAAAAAGGATTAAATAAACATAATATTAGAGATAATCTATCACAGTTCCTAGCAGAACAAGATAAATTAGATGAAGCAGTAACAAAAATAATGAATGAAAGAGAAGTTATAGTGAAACATGTTATTAAAAAAGTTAAATAAATTTGATTTAATAATTATATAATTATAAATGAAATCAATGTTGTATATTTCACTATTTTGGAAAGTTCATAGAGATTATAAAGAAAATATTAGAATTAAAAAGGAAAAAGAAAATGAATTAATTTATCATAAAGAACTGAATTGTAAAAAACATTTTAATGTATATCTTAAATATCTTGAAACTAAAAATGTTAGGATAAATAATTATGTTTCAATAGAAAATGTCTTAAACTAATTAAGAAAATAATTAATTATATCTTCATCTAAAATATTTTTTTTTATTTTATCATTATATGACAACCATGATAAATTATTAATCATTGATAATAAATCATTATTCTCTTTAAAATTAGGTGATTCCTCATAAAATTCTTTAAGATAATTTAATTCTTCAGATTCATTTTCATTTAATAGATTCATTATTCTTTTAAAAAAAATATTTTTTGATTCACCAATAACTATATTTGAATTCTGAATTTGTTTTATATCTTTTTCTAAACGAAGAACTTTATCTTCTAAAGATAATGTTTCATATGATGAAGTTTTTTTTAGAGTAGGTGAAGTTACAAGTTGAAGTGGATTCCAATAATTATCATTTGAATGAGGAGGTGGTTGCAAGAATAGATTATTCATTATATTTAAAAAATATTATTTTGTTTTTAAATATTTAATCAAGTTCTCTTGCTGATGGATCAATTTGATTTGACCAATTAGGTAACCAAAAATGAGGTATTACATTTGCTTTATTAGGATAGAAACTTTCAAATAACTTTCTGTACCAATAACTTTCTTTTGATAATGGAGTATTAAATTTATATTTATCTTTATTAAGATTAAATTCTTCATCAGAAATTATTGTATCTACATATTCTTGGATAATTTTATGCCATGATCTATTTTCAGAAGAACAACCATCCGAAAATGCTTCTTTAGGTCTCCACAAAACTTCTTCAGGTATAAGGTTATCTTTTTCAAATGCTTTTCTTAATAAATATTTTTCTATTTTTTCTTTTGAATACATTTTTAATTTAGGATCAATATTCATATAAAATTTAACAAATTCTTTATCTAAAAATGGTGTTCTAGATTCTAATCCCCATTTTGAAGAAATACATCTATCAGATCTTAAAACATCAAAATAATGGATTTCTCTTAATAATTTAATACATTCGCTATGAAATTCTAACTCATTTGGAGCATTTCTTAAATATTTATATCCACTTTGTTCGTCGCTTCCGTCACCATTAAAAACTACTTTAATATCTGTATTCTGAGAAATATATTTACCAATTAAATAATTTCCTACACTTGCTCTAACAGTAGTAGTATCATATGATTCTATTGAACAGATAACAAATGGTATTGCGTTTAAAAATTCTTCTTCTGTACATATAATTTGATGATGTTTAGATCCAATAAAATCAGAAACTTTTTGAGAATAAATTAAATCAGTTGAACCTTTAATACCGATTGAGAATGTATTAAAATTATTTCCATGAAATAATTTTGAGATAATTCCACAGATTAAACTACTATCTAATCCACCACTGAGTAATGCTCCTATAGGTCTATCAGATAATAATCTTTTTCCAACAGCATTAATTAATCTATTACGAATACCATCTAAAATATATTCATTATCATCTTCTATGATTGATTTTAAAGTAAATCCAAAATAATTTTTATAAATAGTTGTTTTTTCATGTAAATCATATTCTAAATAAAAACCAGGTGTAAATTGTTTTACATAAATAGTTTTATCATATATACTTTTCATTTCTGACGCAAAAAATAATTCGTCATGTTCATTATATCCTATAAACAAAGGTCTAACTCCATAAGGATCTCTTGAAGCAAATAATCTCTTTCTATTTGAATCATAAATAATTAGAGCAAAAACACCATCTAATTGTTTACAAGTTTCATGAAATCCAAATTTTTGATACATATAAAGAATTACTTCACAATCAGAATTAGAAATAGTATCAATATCATATTTTTGTTGAAGTGTTTCGTGATTATAAATTTCACCATTACAAATCAAATAAATACCATTATTTAAAAATGGTTGATTACCTGAAGTAGATAAATCATTAATGGCAAGTCTATGAAATCCTAATAATACTTGATCAACATTCAAAAGAATACTATAATCTGGTCCTCTATTTTCTATTCTTTGAAAATTTTCTTGAAGATCTAAAGAATTATATTTTTTTCCTATATAACAGAAAATTCCACACATTTAAATTAAATTAATAAATATTTTTTAAATATTTGTATAATATAAATATGCCACAATTAACTCCTAGTGAAATAATACTTTTAAGAAGTATGGGTGAAGTTATTCCTGATGATGGTTATCTTCCTTCATCATCAAGTGAAGAAGTTTATGATGATGAAGAAGTAAATATTACTCAAAGAGATTTAAGAAATGGTAATGTTGTAAGAACATTTAGAGCAAATGGTGAAACTATGTTAAGATTACTCGAAAGTGAAATGCAAAGTAGTGATAATTGTTCTAAACAAAATGTAAAAGATTTATTATATGGAATTGCTGATACGGCTGTTGATATCGCTGAAAAAGCAGAATCGCTTGCTGGTGGAGGTGGTCAACCAGATGGATTAGGAAGATTAGAAGAAATATTAGCAGCAAATGTTGGTGATATGAATGAAGAAAAACTGGAACAATTAATACTTGAAAATCTTAAAGAAGATCAACCTAAAGCGGGTGAACCACAAGCAGAAAATACTAAAGAAGAAGAACCTAAAAAAGAAGAACCTAAAAAACAATGCGGTAAATGCCCAACAGGAGGTAGACGAAGATCAAAAAGATCTAGAAAAAAATCTAAAAAGAAGAAAAGATAGAAAATAATTTTTATTTTATAAATATAATTAAATGAATAAAATTATATTTTCTTTTATTGAGTGTTTTTATCTTATCTATATGATGATTTATTTTAAAACAACTATGAATTTTGCAAGTAAAAAAAGTTTATTTACAAATAGTTTTTTATATCATCCAGTTGATAAAGTAAAAGAACCTCGTAATATGATATGTCCGATGGGTCATTATTTAGCATATATAGGATCAATATTTATTTTAATAAGATTATTTTTTGGAAATCCATTAAATAAGAATTATCTTAAATTATATCATTATCCTCTTATGATTATTCTTATAATGTTTACATTAATTAATCTAAATTCATTTATTTATTTATTACCATTATTTATATATGAAATTTTTATTTATCCTAATTTTTAATATATCATATATTATATGAAGAATTTTATTATTAGAAAAATAGATAAAAAAAGAGGTGATAAATATAAATATAAATATTATGACTCAAGAGATAATGAATTACTAAATAAAGCAATTATTAATAATGCTAAAAAAGGTTTATATATTCCTCCTGCATATGATAATGTTAAAATAAATTTATGTAAATCTGAAAAAGTTCTTGCTATAGGTTATGATAATAAAATGAGACCACAATATATTTATAATAAAAAATTTAAACAAGAACAATCTATAAAAAAATTTAATCACATGTATGAATTTGGTTTGAAATTTAAAGAAATAAATAAAAAAATAAATTCTGATTTATATTCTTATGGTGAGTCTAAAGAAAAACAAATTGCTATGATTTTAAAATTAATAATGGATTGTAATTTCCGCGTTGGAAATGAAAAATATTGTAAAGAAAATAATTCTTTTGGTGTAACAACTCTTCAAAAGAAACATATTAAGGTTATTAAAAATAAAGTTGTAATTGATTTTAATGGGAAAAAAAATGTTCGTAATACATGTAAAATAAAGAATAAAAAAATTATAAAAACTCTAAAAGAAAAAAAAAGAACATTAAATAATGAAGATAGTATTTTTACATATAGAATTGGTAAAAAATATCATAAAATAAAATCAAAAGATGTAAATGAATATTTAAAACAATTTGGTGATTTTAGTGCTAAGAATTTTAGAACATGGGGAGCAAATATTGAATTCATTAATAATGTTTTAAAAATGTGCGATAAAGAATTTCCTAAAAAAACTAATGAAGTAAAAAAAACATTAAATGATTGTGTAAAGAATGTTGCTGATAAATTACATAATACAGCAGGTGTTTGTAAAAGTAATTATTTAGATCCAGAATTATTAAAATTATTTGAAGATAATCCTAAAAAATTCTTAGAAACTTTTAGTAAAGATAAAATAATTGTAAATTATGTTCAATTTTTAAAGACATTAATATGATTTCTTTTTCTTATCTTCAATATAACCTATTTTATCTCCAAGAAGATTACCTTTAGCAACATCATTTTTAACAAATATATATTTTTTATCTTCATCTTTATCTTCAAACGTAATACATGTTTTTTCTTTTATCTTCCAATAACATACTTTAAAATAACCAACAGGTTTCCCAATCTCAAGTGTATCTGAAAGTTCATAATATTTTGAAGCATTTTCAATATCTTTAACACAATATTGTTTTCCTTTATATTCAAATACTATATAACAAGGAGGTAGAATATTTTCATCTTCTTCTTCAGAATTAATTTCTTCTTTATTTACTTCTTTATCTACAACTTCTTTATTTACTTCTTTATCTACAACTTCTTTATTTACTTCTTTATCTACAACTTCTTTAGAATCATTTTCTTTTTCAGAAATTTTATCTTCTACTTCTTGAGTATATTCACCTTCATTTAGACCTGCTGCAATTTGATCATCATCAGCATTAGAATGTGGAGCATCTTCTATAGATTTTTCGATTACATCATTAAGTATTTTTTCTTCTTCTTTTTTACAATCTTCTTCATTATGATTATCATTAATTACCTCCTCAATTTTAATTGATTCATTATTAGAATCATTTAATGTTGAATTAAGTTTTTTTAAATCTTCTAATACTTTATTTTTATTTTTAAGAATTTCAATTTGTTTTGAATAACTAGAAATCGTTTTTTCATGATCTGAAATAGTTTTATTAAGAGTTACTATCATTGATCCTCTTTCTTTAGAATTTTCTTCTTCTTCTCTAATATTAGATAGTCTATTAATTTCTTGTTCATAATCATAAATAGTTTTTTCTTTTATTATAATAATCTTATCTTTCTCTGAAATTTCATTAATCATTTTATCATTAATATCGGTTAGTGATTTAATTTTAATGTGATATTCTTGATTATCATTATTCAATTCTTTTTCTTTTTTAAAATAAAGTTCAAAAAGTGAATTAATATTTTCAATGGTATTTGATTTAAGATTAAGTAGATCCATTTTATTTTAATATTAACTTAATTATTTTTCAAATTTTTAAATATTTTTATATTATATGAATAAGAATAAAAAATATTGTTCTCCTAAATCGTTAGAAGAAAATAATGGTTCTGATAGTTGCTTAAATAGAAAACTTTTAGAAAAATTAGCAAAAATTTTAAATGAAAATCCTAATTGCGATACAATTGATTGTAAAATAGCAATAGATAATTTATATGATAATGTATGTTCTAATATGAGTAAAATATCTAATTGTAAATCAGAATATTGTTGGATTACTGTTCAAGATATAGTTGATAAATTAAAAAGTGATGAAATAGATGAATTTAAAGATTATTTTAGACCTCAATTACCTGAAGAATGGAAAGATGATAAACATGCATGGTTAAGTACAACAGATATAGATGATGTTTTAGAACAATATGATAATGCTCATAATGATTTTACATATTTAGGTGCTCATCCAATAGATGCTCATAAATGTTCTGTAAGTCCTGAAGTTTGTAAAATAAGTATTCCTGATTTATTAAAGAAAAATCAACATAAAGTAGGTATTGTGTTTAATACAGATTATTCAGACGGAGAAGGTGAACATTGGGTTTCCTTCTATTTAGATTTAAAAGGTGATAATAGAGATGGTATTCCAAGTGCTTATTATTTTGATTCTGCTGCTGATAGACCTCAAAAAGAAATATTTAAATTAGTTAAGAAGTTAAAAAAACAAGCAAAAAAAAAAGATATAAAATTAGAATTTTTATATAATGATATTCAACATCAAAGAGGAGAAAGTGAATGTGGTGTATATTGTATGTATTTTATTACAAAAATGTTAAAAGGTATTAATTTTAAGAAATTCGTTAAAGATGTTAAAAAAGATGATTATATGAATAAATATCGTAAAATATTTTACATTGATAATTAAATATTTACTCTTTAATTATTTTATATTCTAATATATAATATATGGAAAAATTTCGTATGGATTTTGATTTTATGACAAATTTACCATTAATATTAGTAATTGTATTTTTGATTATTGTTATTATTTTATTAATGATGGATAGGACTAATCTTTTAGAAATATCAGAAAAACAAAATTCTATTAAAGAAAAAATTGATGGTATTGATGTTCCTGAATGTCCTGTATGTCCTCAGCAACCAGGTTGTCCTGTATGTCCTGATTTACAATGTCCTCAAGTAAATTGTCCTGATAGTCCTAGTTGTCCACCTTGTCCTGACCATCCTGAAATGAATTGTCCAGAACATCCAGAAATGAATTGTCCAGAACATCCAGAATGTCCTACATGTACTGCTGAAGATAAAGAATGTCCTATATGCCCTAAGATACCAGAACCTAATACAAATGCTAATATGAAATGCCCTACTTGTCCTAAATGTCCATCTTTACCAGCAACACCACCTGTATCACCAACTAATCAAAAAATACCAACGGCACAGGAAATTGCTGATGCTATTTTTCCTGGAAGAGTATCCACACCAGTATTTGATGGAAGATATATGCCTATTGAAGAAATGAGTGCAGAAAAACCTTATGCAAATATGAATTCTAATTCAGTTATAGGATCTAATAATTCTAATATTATTCCTGTAATGGAATCTCTCAATCAAAATTATGCTCCATTTATGACATCTGGTAACTCTAATAGCGGAGGTTATTATCCTGTAAACTTTGGACCTAATTCTATGTCTAACACAAATTCACAATTATGTTTAATTAATCCTGATCATGAAATGTGTACTAATTCTAATAGACCTTCTAATATGAATTCTAATAAAATGAATTCTAATGCGAATGCTAATAAAATGAATTCTAATAAAATGAATTCTAACGCAAATTCTAATTCTAATAAAATGAATTCTAACGCAAATGCTAATTCTAAAGCAAATTCTAATGCTAATGCAAATAATATGTAATTTATCTTTTTTTAGTCCTTTTTTTTGATCTTCTTTTAGACTTACTACCACCATCCAACGGCATGCGTGCGCGCGCACACCTGTTGCGAGATATGCTTCTGTTAGGTGTTCTGTTTGATAAGAACATATCATATAATCCTTGTAAAATGCGCTGCCTGACGCTCCGTGGTGTGATGGTTTCGGGCAGGACCGCGTGACGGCGGGGGCGAGGATTCAGCAGAGCATTCCTTGCGGAAGTCATTGCCCGATCGGCACGCGCAGATGATGGCGGTGGTTGGTGTTGTTGCTCATAACGAAGTCTCATTGCCTCAGCGAATGACATTCTAGGACGTCGAGGTGCCATCGTGTAATTTATAAATTCTCCAAGTTCCGGGGAATTATAATCATTTTCATATATAGTAGAGGGAAGGATACCATGACGGAGGGTATTTGGACGCCGTCCATAAATATCCCGTTTAAGGTCGCCAGCGACATCATCAAATTGAAGAACTGGTTCTGGTTCTGGTTCATCAGAACCAGAACTTAAAAATATAAGTTCTGGTGAAGAACCACCTGATAAAGTTCTTCTTTTTGTTTTATTTCTTTTAGTTCTATTTCTTTTAGTTCTATTTCTTTTAGACATTTATATTTAAATATAAAAAAATATTGATTTATAAATTTTTTTAAAATATTAATTAATATATATATGAATAATTCTGATAATTACATTTATTTAGTAGTAGGTATATGTAGTTTTATTATGTTATTTTTATTTATAATAGTTTACAAACCTACAAGCAGATATAAAAGAGGTAAATATTTACAAGCATTACATCCAAGTAAATTAAGTAAAGATGAAAGATGGAGTCGTGAAAGAGCAATACAAGAATTAGAAAATGAAAGAAATAGAAGAAAAATGATGAATAATGATATTTATAGTTAAATACGTTTTATTTTTTTTATAATTTTTTTTATTATATTAATATGTCTTTGTATGATAAATACCATTCTGATATTAATATAAATTATATGTATAACCTAGTTTCACAAATAATAAAAAAAGATACAGGTGAAGATATTTTAAATAATACTGAATTTAAGAATATCTTTAAAGAAAATTCTAAACAAATCTTTACAGAAGTTAATTCTGATGTTTTAGAAGATATTAATAGAGTTTTATTAGATAAACATGTTTTACAATTTACACAAGCAATTCAATTAAAGAAACCTATTAAAGAAGATAATAATTCAGTAGCAGATAAATATAATGAATTAATTCAATCAAGGAATATTCCTTTAATAGAACCTAATGAAACTAAAGTTAATAATCCTTTCTTAAATTTACAAACTAATAGTGATTTAGAAAAAAATAATTTACAAATTATAGAAGAAGAATCTCCTATATCAGAATTAATTGAAGATAAACAATCTACTCCATCATCAAATGATTCTATTAAACCAGTTATTATAGAAAAAATTTATCCACAATATAAAATAATTAGTAGTAAAAGAAGTAATATTCAATCATCAAGATTTCATTATGTTTATAATTTATCTAAAAATAATATTAAATCAACAGAATTAAAGAATGTATCAAAAATAGTTATCCCAGTTGAAGAAAATTATATTTTTAGTTCTCCAATAATATTTTTACAAATTAAAGAATTAAATTATAGTTCATCATTTGAATTAGATCATATTATATCAGATGATAATAAAAAATATGGATATTATAAATCTTTAGAAAATAATACTATTAACTTAGATAAAGATATTGAAAAAATAACAATAGATATTAGAGATGTATCAGAAACACGTTATGATAAGATAGATATTGCAAAAGTAAATGTAGTAGAGATTAAAAATTCAGAAATTGAATTTACTTGTACGAATATTACAGAAAATAATTATTCTCAAGGAGATTATATTAAGATAATAAATAATTATACAAAATCTTTAAAATTAAATATTCCTTTAAAGATTTTGAGAATAGAAGATAATAAGATAATATGTCCGTATGAATCAAAGATTACAAAGAAAATAACAGATGTAGATATGAAATTATTAAACACAAGTAACCAAAATATTATCTATTTTAATTAATAATGGATAAAAGAATATTAATTGGATTAGGAATTATTGTTTTTGTTTGTTTTATTTTTAATTTAAAAGTGGTTGATGAATCTCTAAAAGTAACTTATTCACAAATTGGTCAAGATATAAATGTGTTAAATTATTTTAAACATAAAGAAAATGGTTATTTTATAGATATTGGTGCAACAAATGGTATAGATATTAATAATACATATTTATTAGAAAAAAAATATGGTTGGAATGGTATTTGTATTGAACCACAATCTTCTTATTGGAGTGATTTAAAAAAAAATAGAAACTGTTATGTGGATAATTCAATGTTATATAGTGATGAAGGAATTGAATATAGTTTTTCAGAAGCAGGTGTACTGGGTGGAATAACAAAACATATAGATCGACATATTCAAGCTAAGAAATCTAATCAAGTTAAAATGATATCTAATACATTAAATAATATATTAAATAAATATAATGCTCCTGATTCTATTGATTATATGTCATTAGATACAGAGGGAAGTGAATTAGAAATATTAAAAGGTTTAGATTTTGATAAATATAAGATTAAATATATTAATGTAGAACATAATTTTATAGAACCAAGAAGAAGTGAAATAAGAAATTTACTTGAATCTAAAGGATATATCTATTACAAAGAAAATCAGTGGGATGATGATTATGTATTAAGTACAACAAAAATTACAGGTATTATACAGATAGGTGCTCATTTGGGTGAGGAAGCACCAATACATTATAAATTAGTTGGAAAAAACATGATATGGATAGAAGCACAACCAGATAAATATGAAAATCTAAAAAATAATGTAAAAAAATACGATCATAAAGCAATTCAATCATTATTATGGAATAAAAGTGGGTTAATTAAAGATTTTTATATAACTAAAAATTCTGTTTCATCAAGCATATTAGAACCATATAAACATTTAGAAATTCACGGAGAAGCATTAAATATAAAAGAAAAGATTAAATTAGAAACGATAACATATTCTGATTTAATTAAAAAATATATAGAATTAAAAAATCCTATATTTAATTTTTTAATATTAGATTGTCAAGGTGCTGAATATGAAGTATTACAAGGAATAGGTAAGAATAATTTACAACAGTTTGACAAATTAGAAGTAGAAATATCTAATTTTGAAGGATACAAAAATCAAAAACAACAACCAGAAATAACAGAATTATTAAATGATTGGGGTTACGAATGTGTTGAAAATTGTACAAATGATGATATACACGGTATATCTATATATTTAAAAAAAAATATTAATAAATAAATTAAAGTAATATATATATATATGGATTTTAAATTAATTAAATTTATATTTATACTATCTATAATCATTATATTATACAATAATATATACTATAAAAAGGAATTTATTTTACCAAATATTATCGGAGGAATTGGAAATCAAATGTTTATAATTGCATCTGCATATTCATATGGAAAAAGAAATAATAAAGTATTGGTATTAGATGGACGAACTAACATACATTCATATGGAGGATATAGAAATCATAATAATGATACTATATTTTACAATATAAAGAAAAATAATTATTTAACAGATTTAAAACATATAAAAGAAGATGATTACTATAAAATTATAGAAGGAAATATTTATTTAACAGGAGGATATTATCAAGATTATAATTATTTCGATGAATATAAATATGATATTATAAATTTATTTAAACCTAATTATAAGATAAAATATGAATTAGAAAAATTAAAAATAAAATATAAAATGAATAATACAAATAATATATGTGTTCATATTAGACTGGTTGATAAATGGACACCTTATGATCATGAAGGATTATATACAAAAGAAGAAATTAATAAAATTAAAAATAAATTAAATGAATTAAAAGGTAATAAATTGATATTTTCAAATGATATAGATAAATGTAAAAATATTTTTAATCAAGATGATTTTGTATTTATTAATGAAAAAGATTATTTAGAATTATATTTAATGAGTTATTGTGATTATTATATTGCATCTCCCAGTACTTTTAATTGGTGGGGTATTTATCTTAATAAAAGTAATTATGATATATATATACCATGGAATAAAGATTCTGAATATAGAAAAGATTTTTTTAATAAATTTAATGTATTTAAGAAATATTAATATTTAATATTCTTCATCATATTAATATAATTTACATTCTTCTTTTCTATATCTGAATAATCTTCTCTTTGAACAACTTCTATAGGTGTTATTAATATAAAATTATCTTTCTTTTGTAAAAGTTTCCAGTACATATCTAAAGCATATTTTGGAGTATTATTTGTTTCAATTAATTTTTGTAATCCTTCTGACCAATGATTGATCAGTGTATCATAATAAGATTTTTTAACAATATATGCTGTTGTTGTCTGACAATTGTTAACTTTTATACAATCATCATTTATTTTTTTGTAAGGTTGATAATTATTTCCACCTAAAATAATTACATCCCAATTAATATCTGAATTAACTATCCTATCTAATTTTTGTAAAGTTTCCTCGGGTTTTAAAAATAAAACATCATCCTCAAAAATAGTTACATAATCCCAATTATTATTTTTTGCTTTTTTTAATACTTCTAATTGACTCATCCCACAACCTACTATACCTTTATCATGTTTTATAGCATTAAATCTATTTGGGTTATTTAAACCTATTTTTTTTAATTCATTTATAGTATGAACATTTCTATCTTTTCTATGTTCTAAATTGATATAATAATTATTTTTTAAAATATCATTAATATCTATAGTTTGTTTCTTATTATCTTTCTTAAAATTATAAATAATACATAAAATAATTGTAATAGTTATTAAAATATAAATAAATTCCATTTATATTATATAATGGAAAATAAATATATATTCATAATTACTCTCTTTTTTTGTTTTATTTTATGTTATTTTAAGAAAGATAAAATTATAATACCTAAAATAATTCACAAAATATATATTCAAGATAATGGCACTATTCCAGAAAAATTAGAAAAACATATAATTGATTCACATAATTCATGGTTAATTCATAATCCAGGTTATAAAATTAAATATTGGTCACTTAATGATTGTAGAGAATATCTTAAAAAAAATTTTTCAGAAGAATATATAAAAACTTTTGATTGCATAAAACCTTATGCATGTAAAAGTGATTTTTTTAGATATTGTATAATTTATAATGAAGGTGGATGGTATTCAGATTGGAAACAGGTTTGTTTAAAAAATAATTTATTAGATAAATTATCTGATAAAGAATTTATTTGTTTTTATGATAAAGGGAATAATTATGTAAAAAAAAATCAATGTATCGCACAAGCATTTTTTGGTGGTATAAAAAATCATCCAATATTAAAAGATTGTATTAATAATGTAATTTATAATGTTAATAATAAGATATATGGTAATTGCGGATTAGACCCTACAGGACCTTGTTTAATAGGTAATATAATTAAAAAATATAATATAGTTATTAATGGAGAATTTAATCATTTAAATAATAATGATGGTGATTATTTTGATAATGATTTAGGAAATATTATTCAACATAAATGCAATAAATGTTCTAAAGGTCAGGATTGGAAAAACGGGAATAATTATAATATATTATGGAATAAAAAAAAATTTTATTGTTAATTAATATTTTTATAATCATATAAACATTGTTGAATTATTTTTTCTCTATTATCATAATTTAATTCAGACCATTTAGGATGTGTATCTGTCTTATTTTTATTAAATGAACAGGTCCAACTATTATCTTTATTATATGTTACTGATTTTATCTGAATATTAGATTGTTTAACAAAATTTTCAATAAAATTATCATCAATTCTAAAACATGATTCAGGTCTATTTACTTTTAAAATAGGTTTTATTAAATTTTTTTTCATCATATATCCTAAATATCCTTGTATTCTGGAATTACAATATGTATATATTTTTGAATCATCTTTAAGATATTCAGAATAAATTATTTTAACAAAATCTGCTTTATAATGTATGTCATCATCACAAACTAATAATGTTGCATTATCTGGTATATTATCATTTAATAATGCTCCAAATAATTTTGTAATAGGTCCATAATCTTCATTAACTCTATTAATAATTAAATTATCTTTTTGTAAATCTAATATATTTTGTGGAATTATATATTCTTCACCTGTAGATTTAAATTTATAAGGAATATTCAATAATATTTTAAAGTTTCCATTTAAATTTAAATTATGTTTTAAATTTTTATAAAACCATGGATGAATTAGTCTTTCAGGAATAGTTGTCATGGTTAAATAAATGTTAGAATTAAAATTATTTTTCAAAATGATTTCTTCTGTTTGTCTAGAATAATGATTATTACCTTCTATTTTTAAATGTTCAGAATCTTTGAATAATCCTGTTTTATTTTCAGAATATTCTAATAAATTATCACAATTATAATTTTGTGTAATTCTATGATTATATTTATTTAAAATAGGCATAATTGTTCTTGTATATGCTACTGGTCCTGTTAAAAATATAACAGATTCCTTAGATGGTGGATATTTTTCTAATGAATAGTTTTCTATATTATTAATAACATTTTCAATAACTTCTTTCAAAAAAGAATGTCCTGGTACGCAAATAATATGCCAATTTTGAAATTCTCCATATTTATTTTTAAAAAATGAGTTATTATATTTTTGTTTCCAATAAGATAAAATATATTCATCATCATTATTTATTAATTTATTTAATGGTTTAAGGATTTTACTTTTTATATCTAAATATACACCTCCATATTTATACATAGCACAATATCTAAAAAAATCTGCTTTAGACGCTCCATATTTAGGATTAATCTTTTGAAAAGCATTTAATGTTCTAGAATCATAATTATTTTTTATAAACTCAAAACAATCATTATCATCAAATAATTTGTATTCATAATCAGGATTTAGATTCCTATTATGATTAACAATATTTTGATAGTATTGAGGTAAATCTTTTGTTTTATATGTCTGAATAATAATTTTAGGAATTTTTTGTTTAGAATCACCCCTATTCATAAAAAAACATACTAATACTATTATCACTATAACAATAATACCTATTATATAAATATTATTATCTTCTTTATTAATTTTAAGTTTATCTGGAATATATTCCATTTAATTAAAAAAATAAATTATTTTGATAAATAAAATTTACCATTAAATATTACCAGTGATTCAAAATCTGGTTCTCTCATAAATTCTACACTATTCAATAAGATATAATCATATAATCTCATTATTTTATCACTATAATACTTGAAAAATAATCTTTCATTCACATTATATCTTATTGAATATCCAAGAATATAATCTATATCAGATAAATCATCTATTTTAGGAAATTTTAATTCTTCATCTTTAGTTATTGATTCAAATAATTCAGGACCTATATTATAAATTGTTTGATAAATTGAGAATTTAGGTCCTAATAATTTATTCATTTCATGTTTTTTATTTTCATAAAAATAAATTTTTCTTTGTAATAAATCAACATCGCAAACTCTTTTACCATTTTCTCTGATATATCTTATATCAGGATCTTTTCTTGTTTCAATTTCATAATAAATATATAATTCTCGTTTAATTCCTTCATTATCTTGAATTGCAGAAACAACATATAAATTATTTTGAATTTTCTTTAAGAATTTAGTTTTTAATTGTTTTGTATCAATTAAATTTAAAGTTTCAGCATTTACACCAGGAAAAATTGTTTCTTCATCTTGTAATAAATCACTAAATCTTAAACATCTTTGATTTAAATCAAAATTATCTTTTGTATTCTGGATACAATCAACTGAAGATTCTTTAATTATTTCTGTTATAAGAGAACTAATTTTATTTTTCTTTTCCATGATATCAAACATCATTTGATCTATTGTTCTATCTTCTGTTTCAATCTTTACACTCAAAATCTTATTGATTGTATTAAAGACTTCAGTATGGTTTTCTAAAAGAGTTTCTTTAATATTTTCGGTAATATTAAGATCTCTTACTTCTGGCCATAAATCTTGATTTTCTTTTAATGATTTATAAATAGACTCAACATTATCGCCATAAGGTAAAAATGATATATATAAATATTGTTCAACATTTCTCTTATCTTCAGGGAGATCTTTATGGGATTTAAATCTAATAGCACGACCAAATACTTGATTCATTCTTCCAAAATTCCAATATGGTTCCATAATATGTACTTGTCTTACACCGAATAAAGAAATACCTTCAGCACCAGCAGAAGATATAAGAATAAGTTGAATATATTCACCATTTATATTTTTAATATCATTAAATGATACTTTATTTGCTTTTCTTTCTCCAGGACCTTCTTTACCAGTAATGAATGTATATCTTAATCCTTTATCCATAGTGTTAATATCATCTTTTTGATAATTGAATTTGGAGTAACCATTTGCAATTAATATCTGTTCAAAAATTTCTGAACCACCATCACCTCTAAAATCACTATAATACATAATTTTACCGGTTGGTTCTCCTGAATTATTAATAAATTTACCCATATTATCAAGAATGTTAAAGAATTTAGGTGAAAACATTTTAATTTTATCTTTTGTTAAATATTCATTACGATTCATAAAGTCATACATTTCCATTTTCTTTTTTTCATCTTTCTTGATTCTAAAATCATCATTTTCAAAAATAATATTACAATTTTGTCTATTTCTGATATTAAAATCAGAATTATTATCACTATAAATATTACCTTTTCTCATTTTCTTCAGACTTTTTAATTTATCTTTTTTATAGGTATTTTCATATTGAATCCATTGTCTTGAAGATTGAATACAAGGGACAATATTAATATTTTCAGAAATAGTATAATCTTTATATCTATCCGGAATTAATGCTTCTGTAATTTGTGGCATATCAGTAATAGAAGATTTACCAATAGGATAATATGATGTTAATCCCATAAGGAGTCTTCTCAAAAATATTTTCTTTTCTGAAGGCATTTGGAGATTTTCATCAAAGAAATAATCCATAAAATTACTATTTTCGGTTAAATCAATATTCATATCATCTTTAATCAGATCAAATAAGTTTTGCTTAATGTTAAAAGTTAAATCAATATCAGTATCAAAAATATATTCTTTTGTTATATCACTTAAATATTTATTAATATCAGATTTGGTAGGTGTAATAAGACCATCATCATCAAATATTTTTGATAAAACTGAAAATACTTCATCTAAGAAATATTTATTTGTTAAATTATTATATTTTACTGTTTTTATAATATCTTTATCAAGAATACTAGAGAAATTGGTTGAATTTTTTATAACTGAAACAATTATTTTACCATGTTTTTTAGAAACATGAAATTGCTCAACTGAAGAATTTCTATGAAAAAATTCATTTTTAAGTTCATTCTCTAATTCAATTATATTTTTATCTGCTTTTACAGAAAATTGATATATATTTTGTTTACCTTTTATCATATTATAAAGAATAGCAATCTCACATGGTTCATTGACAACCGGTGTTCCTGATAAGAATACTAGTTTTGTATCAACACTATCTTTGATCCATTCATAGAATTGTCTAGCAATAGGTTTTTTATTATTAATCATATTAACAAGATTATGAACTTCATCAATAACAATTACTTCATTACGGAATGGAGAGTTAATACCGATTTTTTCATTTTCATTAAAATCATTTACTAATCTTTGAGCAATTTCTCCATTATGAGTTAATCTTTTAGTTACTTCATCGGGATTTAAAAATTCATTAATATCAGCATTTTCTTCAATTTCTTTTTGTTTTGTGATATTCGGCCAACCATTATAATGGATAAAAGAATATTTTTGTTGAATATAATATTCTATTTGAGCATTAATGAATGCAAGTTGAACATTTGAAAAAATATTAAATCCTGATTTATTTTTAAATTTATCAGAAACATTATATTCACTTTTATCTTCTACTGTATCTTTATTAACTAAAATATATAAACCTTCAATAGTTTTTAATTCTTCTACATATTTTTCAAATGCTTCTGTAAATTCAGGTGTATCTTCACCAAATTCATTTACTGCTAAGAATTTTAATTTAGATTTTGCCGATAAACCAATAGTTTTTAATGCTTTTGATTCATAATTATATTTCTTTTTATTCGCCATTAATTCAGATTCATCTAGTAATTTCCAGATATTATTATCAATGTTAAATACATTATCACCCCATGTTTTAATTTCATTAATATATTCAGTTTCTAATGAGGCGGGTAATAATACATTAATTTTCATTTTATGAGATAATCCTTCGACGGTTACAATAGAAGTTGCTGTTTTACCAGTACCTAATCCATGATATACTAATAATCCACGATATGGAGAATCAGTTGATAAATATTCTTTAGAGAATAATTGATGTAATTTAATATTTTGTATTTCTTCATTATCTTCTATTTTTTCAATTAATTCAGGGAAGAATTCTTCATTAATGTAATTAACAAATGCTTTTCGAGATTCTAAAACATATTTTTTAGATTTTCCTTCAATTAAATCATCTAATAAATCTACTCCTACACCTGCTGCAATATCACTTGATTCTGAAGATTTTGATTTATCCTTTTCTACAATAGGTTCATCTATAGGTTTTGATGGTTCTTTATCTGGTTCTTCATCTGGTTCTTTATCTGGTTCTTCATCTGGTTCTTTATCTGGTTCTTCACCTGGTTCTTCATCTGGTTCTTTATCTGGTTCTTCATCTGGTTCTTCACCTGGTTCAAGACTTTTTAAATATTCATCAATTTCTTCTTGTGTAGGATAAATATATATTAATTCATTTGTTTGATCTTTTTTTGCTTTAAAATACAAATTATTTATAGGGATATATATTTTATTTATTATTTCACCATTATCTCTATTTTCTTTTAATTGTTTAATTCTTTTTTTAGTAATATATGTAGTCGGTTTTCCTTCAATATCTCCATATTTATCTTTTAAGAATAAATATATTTCAGGGGATATTCTTATTATTTTTTCTTCTTCTTTTTTTTCCTTATCTTCTTCAATTTTTTTTAATCTTTTCTCTTCTTCTCTTTTTTCTTTTTCTAAAAGTTTTTCTTTTTCTCGTTTTTCTTTTTCTAAAAGTTTTACTTTTTCTCTTTTTTCTTTTTCTAAAAGTTTTTCTTTTGCTTTTTCTTCTTCTTTTCTTTTTTTCTCAAGTTCTTTAATTTTATCTTTTTCTATTTGTGAAGGTGTTTTTTCTTTAGGTTTCTTAGGGGATTTTGGTTCTGCTTTAGGTTTTGGTTTTGCTTTAGATTTATTAGGAGATTTAGGTTCTGCATTAGGTTCTTCACCTTTAACTTTTTGTTTATATTTTTCAGGTGCTGCTTTACCTTCTTTAGCTTGTCTAGTAAAAAAAATCTCTATATATTCATCTAATAATTTTTCATCTTCGGGATCAGTTATATATTTTCTTGCTTCTTCTTCTTTATTCTTTGTAAATCTATTACCTTTTGTTACTAATTTATTTTCTAATAGTGTTGGATATTTATTACTTAAAATTTTAGTTATTTCTTTTTCTCTTTTGCTAGCGGCACCACCTTCTTGATAATTTGCTATAATATCCATTTATTATATTATAAACATTTATATTTTAAATTAAGTTAGAACATTATAATAAATTAATGTTTTTTTACTTGCGTCTTGTTCTGCTTTCTTTTTAGTTTTACCTTCACCAGTTATAGTAATATTATTAATAATTAAATTACAATAAAATATATTATTATCATCTTTTCTTAAATATTCATACTGAGGTTTTGTTTTAAAATTATGCTGACAATATTTTTGAATTTGATCTTTATAGTTATTATCATTAATAATCAAATCTGTAAAATCTACTAATTCTTCAACAATTGTTAAAATTACTTTTTTTGCAAATTCATAATCATTATCAAGGAATATTGCTCCTAAAAATGCTTCAAAAACATCTTCAAGAATATGTTGATTTGATCTCCCAGAACAATTATCTTCAATATGTTTAGAAATAATAATAAATTTATTAAAACTTAAATCAGAAGATAATTTTGCTAAATTTTCTCCACAAACAATACGAGTTCTTAATTTTGTTAAAAACCCTTCATTTTCACCATGGATTTCATAAAATCTTGTATAAAGATAACTTGAAACGATAGAAGATAAAATAGAATCTCCAAGAAATTCCATTGTTTCATAAGAAGTATTTTGTAGAGGTAAATAATTATTATCATTATTAAATTCTTCATAATCGACCATAGGACAATATGATTTATGAACAAAAGCAGTTTGATACAAAGATAAATTATTAATAGAAAAATCATTAATATTAAGAGTTTTCATAATATTAGTGATATCATTAGAGTCAATAAGTTTATTATTAGGATTATAAGGATTTGCTTTAAATTTATCCATTTTATAAGAATATAATATTATATTTTTAAATAAAAATCAAATTTATTTATGCTACTTGACCAACTTGTGATAAAGCACCATTATTTGTTGGTTGATTATTTAAGCAAACATCTTCATCTTCAAGAGGTTTTCTGCCAAGATCAGGACCAATGGTAGTATTTAACCAGGGACTTACTGCAACTTGAGGATTAGGCGGTTCTGATCTTAATTGTCTATTAGCATTTCTTAAACTCTGTCCAACTGAATTAATACCAACATGAAAACCAGCATCAAGGAAATTAACACCTTTAAGAATTCCTTCACCAGTCGGATTGGCATTATCAAAGTCTTGTACCGATTTTGATTTACCTGAAGGTAATAAATCACCCGGTTTGAGAGTATTTTGCGGATAGCATGATGTGGGTGTTCTGTTAATATTATTAACTCTTAAGAAAGTTTCATCACCTAATTCTTCAGATGCTCTAACACCGTTAGTGGGTCCAGCAACATTATTGTTTGCTAGAGCAACATTATTGTTTGCTACAGCAACATTATTGTTAGATGCAACACCATTAGTATTCATATTAGCACCATTAGAATTATCTAAAAGTCCATCTAAAAATCCTTCTTGAGTATCTACAAAAGGTAATTTAAGACCACAAGTTTCTCTCAAAAAGTATAACCCGATTAGAGCAACTAATCCATAAATGAGCAATTTTTGACAATCCATTTTATATATAATAAACATAAAAAAAATTTAATTAAATTAAATAAATTAAAATAAATTAAAATAAATTAATTATTTTGTAAATCTTCCAAAATTTTCTTTTTCCCCAGAATATTTTTTTCTTCATCTTCTAATTCTTTTTTTAAATCATTAATTTTTTTTTCCTTTAATTCTTTATCTTTATTCATTTGTTGAATTAATTCTTCATCAAAAATATCAAAATCATCATCATTTTCTTCATCATCTATAATTGAATAATCATCAATTATATTATATTTTAAATCTTTGTGAACAAATAATTTAATCTGTGAAATATAACATTCACAATAAAAATGTTGTTTTAAAATTTTTAATCCTTTTAAATGTAAAATTAATATTAATTCATCACCTTCTTTAATATCAGTAATATCCATGAAATGTTTGTGTTGATTGTAAGTTGTACATTGAACTTTATCTTTTATAATGGGAATCTTAAATTTAATAGTTGGTTCAGAATTTTTCTTAAAACCTTTAGTAATTGGTTTATACATTTCATCAATAACTTCCATTGGTAATTCTTTATTAAACCAGTCTTCTGATTTTGAAAATGTTGTTTTTATATTTTTATCATCTATATTAATGAATAAATCATAAAAATCTAATCTATTTTTAGGAACTATTACCTCTAAATATGGAGTTTTATTATCTATTATATCTTTAACATTTGTTTTTGAAATAACTTTAGGAGTTTGAATATAAATTGGTTCACAATTATCATTATAACTCATAGAACCGAAATAACTATTATTAAATTTTTCGGGTTTACTATAATTAAATTTTTGTATATCTAGTGAATCATAACACTTAACACTACTAGACATTTTTAAAAATGATTAGAAAGTATAAAAATATTTATAACGCAAATTATATTATTATTTTACTAATAACTGGTTTATGATCTGAATATAAATTTTTAGATCTTAAATTACTATTAAATTCTTTAGGAATATAAAGTTCTAATTGATTTAAATTAGAATTAATTAAAATATAATCACCTGGTCCAATAAAATAACCATATTCATGCCCTTTTTTATGCCAACAACAAGATTTTAATGATTTATTTAATTGACTTTTATTCTTTATGTGTCCTACTGAAATTTTTTCTTTATCTACTATAAAATTTAAAGGATTATTAATATTCAATAATCCTTTATCATCATTAAAATCTCCTAAAACAATTATTTTTATATCTTTATCTCTAAACGCCTTTTTTATTAATTTTTTATTACTTGAAGATATATTTTTACTTAATGATTCTTTTAATCCTTCCATTCTCCAAGGAGCATGTATATTCATTAGTATGAATTTTTTATTATTTTTTTTTGTTAATAAAATTAAACAAGGACGATCATCTGTTGAACTTAAATTAAATAATAAATATGATTTTAAATTTCCAAAAGTATTTGAATCCCACATAATTGATACTGTAGATAATCCAACTTTACCTCTCTTATATTTATCTAATTGCGGTAAATTTTTTTTTATTTTTTTTTCTATTTCTGAATTAACTTCTTGAATACCCATTAATCGAATATTATCCAATGATTTTAATTTTTTAATAGCATTTTCATTACAAGTTATTCCACCATCTGGATATTTTTCTTGACACGCTTCAACAAAATCAGATTCACTCCCTAATGTTTTATTTATCTGTGTTGCCCAACTCATATTATAAGTTAATACATTAATAACATTCTTTTTAGTTTTCTTTTTAGTTTTCTTTTTAGATCTCATTTATTATAATATATAAATTTTTTTACATTTCCATTTACAGATAAATTTATCATTCCATTTCCAAATATTATCAATATAAATATCACATTGCATTTTTGTGAAATTATTAATATTTGTAATATTCATACTCGAATAATTTTCATTCTTAATATCACATTCATAATGATTATATTTAAATGGAACTTTAACACTTAAATTAGGATCATATTTATTTTCTTTATCCCACTTAATTTGAGAAATAAATAAATCATCAGAATCATCTTCATCAAGATCTAAATATTGCATTTGTAAAAATTCAATATTCTTTATAAATTCAAAAAAACTTTTCATTGTATTATCAATTTTATAATTCTTAAATTGCAATGACATATTATTTGATTGTTTATCTAATCCAAACAAACAAACCATTGGTGGTGTAGTTACATATACTAAAGGATTCTGTTGATAATGTAAAGCAATATATCCAAAATTCTTTAAACTTTTAGGACATGAATCATCAGAACAAAGTTCATATTCCTTTTTCTTTTGTGTACAATCTTTACAAGTAAATGTTTTAAACTTTATATTGTTGATATCGTATTTTTCATGATTAATATTCTTTAAAAAACTCATTATTAATATATTATAATTAATTATTCTTTAATATTTACTCAATACTCTACTAATGATTTCCTTTTAGTTAAATTATTCCATATTGAATTACAAGGAATATCTGTTGTTCCTGTAATTACAGGACATTCTTCTTTGATAGGTCTTTCACTTCCATATATTACATTCTTATTTTTATCTAAACATTGTTTAAAATAATTATTAGGTCCTAAACAATCTTTATTCTTCTCAGTAATAGTATATTTATTAGATACCTGAAATTGGTTATTCATTATATATTTATTATATAATAAATTAAAAAATAAATTTAATAATATAACTTTAATATACATTATTTAAACATTTAACATAATTATACAAGTATTCTTAAAAATCTTTCATTTTCTTATATCACTTTTATTATAATCATAATAATCACAAACATATTCATAAAAATCTTCATCATATTTTCTTTGCTCAAATTCTTCATATTTTTTATCATTTCTCCATTTATCCATAAATTCAAAAACGTTTAATTCAGAACAATCTTTCTTAAATGTTTCGTAATCCATTTTATTTATTTAAAATTTTTAATTTTAATTCAAATTTTATTTTAATTTATTTATCGCAATCAGCAGGGTTCGAACCTGCGCGGGCATAGCCCAATAGATTTCAAGTCTATCTCCTTAACCACTCGGACATGATTGCCCTAATAGTTTTTTTAAAAATACTATTTACTTACCTTAATATAGTTTTATTTATAACTCATATCTTTTGATATTTTAAATGCTCAAACTATATCTTAAATAAATAAAATAAGCGAACGAGATTATAAAGATTTGTCAAAAGCATGTTATAAATATGATTCATTACTTTTTAATACTATTTTGAGAATAAATAACAAAAAATATAAGAGGTTGTATTTCACCTAATTCTTTAAAATAAAATAATATTTAAAATCAGACGCATAATAAAAATTAATGAAACTGATAATACAAATGGATAATTTATATCTAATATTCCATAAAAATGTATTATGTAATGGATGAATCAAAAAACTTAATAACTAGGAATATTTATAGATTTTGTTCTAAATAAAATATTATCAACATTTATTTCTGTATAGATGATAAAATAGTTGTTATAAGAATAATATAATAAAATATTTTCATTATTATTTATTTTTATTTATCTTTTTTTAGTTCTTTTATTTCTTTTAGTTCTTCTTCTGCTTCTTCTTCTTGATCCACCAGGCATATTTTGACTAGGAGGAGGAATACCACGCCGTCCAAGTTCTCTAGCACCTCTTCCATCACCAAATAAACTCATTAGTGCAGATCCTAATCCATCTCTTGTTAATGCAGTTACTCCTGCAGCAACATTTCCTGTTTCTCCTAGTATTGGTGCTGCTGCAGCAATTGTTGAATTCGCTGCATTAATACCAGCATCTATTGCTTGTGCTGCTACTACTTCTGCTACTTGAGAAATATCTCTTCCCGCTACTCCAAATGGATTATGAGATTCTACACCTAGTGCTTGTTCTAACTGTTGTCTATCTGATATTTCATGAAGTATTCTTAATTCTTCTTCAAATCTTCTATTTATTTCTTCCTCTTCCAAATTAGGACTAATTCCCCATTGAGGTGTCATTAACCAACTTGTCTCCGCTCTATCTCTCAAAACTTGGTCATATGCAAGTCTTCTTCTTTCTTCAGTTTGTGAAGGAGTTTCATGAGATGGTGCCGCCAAATCAGAAACTAATCTTGCCATAGGTCTTCTATCACCATAATTACTTAGTAATTTTAATCTTGCAGATTGAACAGGGTTTAATCCTATATATGCATTAGATAATGATATTGGATCACCTGTAGTTGGATCTACACCTTTATTCAATGCTAATTGTTGTGCTGCTTGACTTAATAATGCTCTTTGTGCTCTTGCTGGTCTTATTGAACGGGCACTCTGAATTCTTGATGCTGCCCTTGATCTTCTTTGATTTCTTCTTCTTACAGCATTTTGAATTTTTCTTGCTGATCTTCTTCTGTTCCTTCTTTTTTCAGAAGTTAATTCTTCACTTGAATGTGCTACATCTTGTATAAGATCTAATCCAGGTATTCTTCTTTGAGTATTCTGTGCCCTTTTTCTATCATATCTATTTCTATCACGTGATGCTTCTGTTGATTTGCGTCTATTATAATGATCTGAAACTTTGTATTGAGGTCTAAAACCCATAGAAGTCCTAATAGGTGTAGTATTAGGCATTTATATTATATTATATTTTTTTTTTAATTAAAATAAATAGTTTTATGATTTTTAGGATGATAAATATGTAATGAATATGAATAATTATCACTATTAATTATTCTATGAAATCCTATTTTATCATTAATATATGATAGATCAAACGTAGAATAATAATTCATATTAATCAAACATAATTTATTTGAATAAATTTCTTCTTTTATATTTCCTTTTAATAAAAATAAATAACAACCACTCTTACTATGATTATGAATTTTTGATATTGCTTTTGGTCTCCAAACTATAAAATAAATATCTACTAAAGGAAATGGAATTCTGTATTTTTTATACATATATTTTTATATTTAATATTATTATCTTAAATAATTATAATGAGACGTAAAAATATTACTTGCATCAATATGATATTGTATATTTATATCATTATTTAAATCATTATTAATTTCTTGAATATAGTACCAATTAGGAGGTATTAATAATAAATCATTTTCTTTTAAAACATATTTATGAGAATATTTCTTTATAGATTGTAAATCTTTATTTAATATTTCTTTTTTATGTTTAGGATTAAATAAATAAATTGTTGTATTTCCAGTAATGATATAAATTAAATTAATATTATGTTTACAAAATATTTTTTCAGTAATAACATTACCTTTAAAAAAACTTAATGAATATATTTTATATAACAATAATGGAATAGGAAAATCTTCAAATATACTTAAATCAAAATTTATTTTATCTATTATATCAGATTTATCTATAAGATCATTATTTTTAAAAATATTACATTCTGATAAATCTTTGATTTTATTGATAGAATAAGTTTTTGAATTATCTTTGAAAAGTTTATTCGAATAATTTTTATTAATATAATATAAATTGATAGGACATGAAAATTTAGTTAAAATTGGATTTAATAATGATAATTCATACTTAATATTACTAAATGATTTTATTTCTGTTATTAATCCATTTTTATTATATTTTTGAATTTCTATGATTGAATAAACTGATAATATAATATATATGATTAATAATATCTGTATTATAAATAAAAACATATTTAAAGATATTTAATTATAATAAATTATATAAAATGAGTAGTGATAAAACGCATATTGGTCAAGTTCTTTGGTTTGATCAGAAGAAAGGTTTTGGATTTGTAAAGGTTAATCAACCTGATTCAGACTTTCATGATAAAGAAATTTTTGTTCATTTCAGTAGTATCCACACTGAATTAACAAATTATAAGAAACTTTTTCCAGGAGAATATGTCTCAATGGATATTAAACATCAACCAGATGTTAAAGGAAAAGAATATAATTGTTTGAATCTTACAGGAGTTAATGGAGGTACTCTACTAGTAGAACATGAAAAGTATAATTTTAAGGTATACAATAAACCTAATATTATGCATAGTCAAAATAACGGAGAAGATAATGTTAATGAAGGTAATGAAGGTAATAAAGATAATTAAATTATTCTCTTACAACATTAATATTGTTACAACTTGTGAATAAGTATAAATCTTTTAATAGTTTATTTTTATCACTTTTAATATCAATTCCTTTTTTCTTTAATTCTTCTTTAATTTCTGTATTTGATTTTTTATTTGTTTCTTTAATTAATTTATTTATATTCATTCTATTATCATGACATTTAAATGATAATTGTTTAACTTTTGTTATTTTCCTATGAATTTTCTTTCTTTTAGATTGTCTTTTATTTTGTTTTTCTTGACTTTTTTTAGTAAATTTATTTTTATTTTTATTAGTATCTTTATTATTAATGATTCTAACAAAATTATTAGATGAATGATTATTTTTATTCATTTTAACTATTTTAACTCTTTTAGAATTATTTAAAGAAACTTTTAAATGATTAGGTTTTGATTCATTAGGTTTTGAATCTGTTGATTTTGATTCAGAAGTTTTAGATCTTTTTAAAAAAACTTTATATTCTTTAGATAATGGTGTTTTTTTTTTATTTGGTGTTTTTTTTTTTTTTTTAAGTGAAATATCCCCGTTATTTAATAATTTTAAATCATTCATCTTATATATATATTAGATAATTATATTAGATAAATATCGTATCATTTATTATTTTCTTTTTGATACAATATAATTTCATTTTCTAATCGTTTACAATTTAAATTATCATCTTGAAAAATTTCTAAAATAAGATTCTGAAATGCTAAATCTCCCATATATTCTTCACCTTGAATTTTCTTTAAACATGCTTTCAACCATATTTTAAGATCATATTTTTTGTCAACATATAATTTTTTTACAATATCAGGTATTTCCGATTCATTAATTAATTTAAGATTATTAATTTCTAAATATTTTTTATAATTTTCAGTTACATACATCTGTATTAAATCTTTAATGATATTACTTTTCTCCATATGTTTATTTGTTATATTTATTATAATATTTAAACATATACTTTTATATATTAGAATGTTTTATTCATTATTCAATTACACAAAATTATTTTTATGGTCTATTATTTTTTACAGTAATTATAAATTTTATGAAGAATGTAACCTTGATTTATTGAATATAGTACTTTATAATATACAAATGACAAATTCCATGGCAGTAAAATGTATTCAAAAACTCATTCCTTATCTCAAAATGTGTGATTATAATAAAAATATAATAAATATACTTAATAAAGTTTATGAAGAAAATATATATCACAACGATAAAGAAACCTTAAAAATTTATTATAATGATTTTAATGAACCGATTCATAAAAAATATGAAATTATTGATAGAATATCATCAGGAAGTATAGGTCAAATATATAAAATAAAAAACATATATACAAATACGTTATATGCAATGAAAGTCGTACATCCAAATATTAAGTATCATATTAGTTTTATTCAGAGTATGATTAAATTATTTAATCTTCAAACGTTTATATTTTTTGAGTTAGACGTATTTATGAATAACTTTATCAATGAAACAGATTTTATAAAAGAATCTGAAAATATGAAACTTTTTATAGATTATTATAAAGATAATGATAGAATTATTATTCCTGAAGTATATGAATATTCTCGCAATATTATAATTATGGATTTTATTGAAGGTGAAATTATTACAAATTTAAGTATTTATGAAAAATCTAAATATATAATATTAAGTTTATTATTTTGTAATAATAATAAATATTATTTTGGATTAAATCATGGTGATTTACATATGGGAAATTTTAAAAAATATGACCATAATAAAATAGTAATATATGATTTCGGATTTTGTTTTAAACTAAAAGATAAAAATATAGTTGATGTTTTAGATAATTTTTATTATCATTTAACAGAACCAACTTATAAATTTAAATATACATATAATGAATGTATTGAATATTTAATAAGATATCATGTAAATAAATATGATATAAGTGAATATAGTAATGATATAAATGAAATTTTTATAAATAATAAAGTAAAAAGTTTAGAAGACCTTGTTAAAAAAAGTTATATTATGTTTAAAAAGAATAATATTCTTGTAAAGGTTGAATATTTAAATTTACTAATTAATTATTATTTTTCTTGTGAATTTAATGATTGTAATAATAATGATTTATTATCTTTTTGTCAAACCTATGAGATTTTTAATGATTATCAAAAAAGATTAAAAATTAATAATTATTATATTAAAGAACCATCATTGGAAAAATATGATAAAAATCTTTATGATAATTTAAAGGAATTAATGTAATTATGTTTAATTAAATAACTTTTTATATAATCTTATATATTATGTTTTATTCATTATTCAATTACACAAAATTGTTTTTATGGTCTATTATCTTTTATAGTAATTATAAAATATATAATGAATGTAATAAAGATCTATTAAGAATTGTTCTTTATAATGTGCAAAATACGAATATTCTTGCAATTAAATGTATTCAAAAAGCAATACCATATTTAAGAATATCAAAAACAAACAAAGAAATTATTGATATTCTTAATAGAGTATATGAACAAAATATTTATCATAGTGATAAAGATACTTTAAAAATTTATAAAAAAGACTTTAATGAAATTTTTTCAAAAAAATATGAAATTATTTCAAGTATTTCTTCTGGTAGTATTGGACAAGTTTATAAAATAAAAGATATTCATAGTGATAAATTCTATGCAATGAAAGTTATACATCCAAATGTAAAATATCATATTAAATTTATTACGACTATGATATGGTTATTTACTTTGCAAAATTATATGTTCTTTGAGTTAGATCAATTTATAAATAATTTTATATCAGAAACAGATTTTAAGAATGAAGTGTTAAATATGAAACAATTTTATGAATATTATAAAGATAATAATAATATCATAATTCCACAAGTTTATAAATGGTCTAAAAATATTATAATTATGGATTTCATTGAAGGAAAAATTATAACGGAATTAAGTATGTATGAGCAAAGTAAATATTTATCTTTATCATTTTTATTCAATAATAATAATAAATATATCTTAAATTTCAATCATGGTGATATGCATTTAGGTAATTTTAAGAAGTATAAAGAAAATAAAATTGTAATATATGATTTTGGATATTGTTTTAAAGTAAATGATGATAAAATAGTAGAAATATTTAATGATTTTTATGGATATTTATTTGAGGTTACAAGCAAAGATGAATTTAAAGTATGTTTATATTATTTTATATATTATCATACAGGCGAAACAACTTATGAAAAATATGAAAATGATTTAAATGATACTTTCTTAAAAACAGAAATAACCGAAGTTGATGACCTTGTTGAAAGAAGTTATAATTTTTTTATAAAAAATAATATTATTATGAAAGTAGAATATTTAAATTTATTATCTTCAATGTATTTTGCTGCAGGTTTATGGGATTTCAATTTTACAGATTTATTATCATTTTGTCAAACATATGATATTTTTCATGAATATCAAAAAAAATTAAAAAAACAGATAGTTTACAGAAAAGAAGAAAAAATTGAATTTTATGATAAAAATCTTTATGAAGATTTAAAAAATTTAATGTAATTATGTTTATTTTAATTTCTTTTTATATAGAGATAATATAATTTATGATTTATTCATTATTTAATTATACTAAATTATTTCTTTGGTCTATATTTTTTTATATTGATTATAAAATTTATGATAAATGTAATATTAATTTATTAAATATTTTTCTTTATAATGTTCAGAATACTAATGTTCTTGCTATTAAATGTATTCAGAAATTAATTCCATATCTTAGAATGACTGAAACAAATGAAAAAATTATTAAAACATTATCTAAAGTATATGAACAAAATATTTATCATAGTGATAAAGATACTTTAAAAATTTATAAAAAAGATTTTAATGAAATTTTTTCAAAAAAATATGAAATTATTTCAAGTATTTCTTCTGGTAGTATTGGACAAGTTTATAAAATAAAAGATATTCATAGTGATAAATTCTATGCAATGAAAGTTATACATCCAAATGTAAAATATCATATTAAATTTATTACGACTATGATATGGTTATTTACTTTGCAAAAATATGTGTTCTTTGAGTTAGATCAATTTATAAATAATTTTATATCAGAAACTAATTTTAATCAAGAAGTTTTATTCATGAAACAATTTTATGAAAATTATAAAAATAATAATCATATAATTATTCCTCAAGTTTATCAATGGTCTAAAAATATTATAATTATGGATTTCATTGAAGGAAAAATTATAACGGAATTAAGTATTTATGAAAGAAGTAAATATATCACACTATCTTTATTATTTTTTAATAATAATCGTAAAATACTTAATTTAAATCATGGCGATTTACATTTAGGAAATTTTAAAAAGTATAAAGATAATAAAATTGTTATTTATGATTTTGGATTTTGTTTCAGTATAGATGATTCAAAAATAGTTGAAATTTTTGATATTTTTTATTATCATTTAATACAATGTAATAAAGATTTAGAATATTCATATGAAGAATGTATTTTATATATCTTAAAATATAATTTAAAAAACTATGATCTAAATAATTATAAAAATGATATACAAAATATGTTTTTAAAAACAAAATTTAACGATATGAAGGATTTTACAAAGATATTCTTTAAATTTATCATAAATAATAGGATAATTATTAATATAGGATTCTTAAATTTATTAATTATTTCATGGTATAGTATTGAACAAAATGATTCTACAACTTCCGATAAGTTATCGTTTTGTCAAACATATGATATTTTTAATGATTATCAAAAAATTTTAAAAGAAGATCTAACATTTAAAGAAAATAATATTAATAATCATGAATATTATCAAGAAATAAAAAAATTAATTTAATTTTTTTTGTTTTTGTAAGATATATTCTTTAAACATTGTGATAAATACTATTAATATAAATACTAATGGAATAATTATAATTGTAATCATTGAGGAAAAACATGTTATTAATGTATCAAATACCCACATTATTTATTTAATTTTTGTTTTATCTTTAAATTTTAAAATTTGAAAATATATAAAAATAATTTAATAAAACTATTATCCATGGATTATAATACAGATGAAATTATCGATGCTTATTTCAAAGGTAAAAATACTCTTGTTAAACATCAAATAGAATCATTTAATAATTTAATAGATAATATTATTCCTAATATCTTTTCACAATATTTTCCTATTAATCTTGAATATAATGATAATATCATTAAAAAGATTATCCTAAAAATTACTGATATAAATGTTGGAAAACCTTTCTCAACTGAGAATAATGGTTGTTCTAAACTTATGACACCTAATATTGCAAGAGTTAAAAATTCTTCATATTCACTACCTATATATGTTAATTTTGAAACTGAAATTACTATTTCTGATAATAATTCACTAATTACATTAGAAAAAAAACAAATTAATAATATTACATTTGGTAAGATTCCTATTATTGTTAATTCTAAATATTGCGTTTTGAATTTAAAAGGATCAGAAGAAGAATGTAAATATGATCTTGGTGGATATGCTATTGTTAATGGAAATGAAAAAGTAATTATTTCTCAAGAAAGAATTTCAAATAATATTGCACAAGTTTTTATAAATCCTAAATCCTGTTCAAAATATTCTCATTTATGTGAGATTAGATCTGTTAATGAAAAACAATATACTATTCCTAAAATTATATCTATGAAACTAACTAACAAACCTAATCTCTTTGAGAATAGTATCAAAATATCTATTCCTCATCTAAAACAAGAAATACCTTTATTTATAGTATTCAGAGCATTGGGATGTATATCTGATAAAGAAATTATTTATAATATCATTGATAACGATAAAAGTAAGATTGATACTAATATTATAAAAATGTTAAAATGTAGTATTCTAGAATCTTCTGAAATTAATACAGAAGCAGAAGCAATTGATTATATATCTAATTATATCAATAATAACAATAATTATATTGTTCAGTCACATGATAAAAAAATTAAATATGTTCGTGAAACAATTATTAATGATTATTTAATTCATCTAAACTCAATACAAGATAAAATATTTTATACTGGTTATATGGTTAATAAACTAATTAAATGTCGTCTTGGTATTCTATCAAATGATGATAGAGATAGTTTTACAAATAAAAGAGTTGATACTTGTGGTGCTTTGCTAGGAAATCTATTTAATATGTGTCTTAATAAAACAAGTAAAGATATTAAAAATTATATTAATAAAGAAGTAAATAATGGATTGTGGAATATCAATAAAAATTATGATGATATCATTAATGAAATTAATATTAATAAGATTGTAAAATCTTCATATATAGAAAATATCATTAAAGGTGCTATGGCAACTGGTAATTGGGGTATTAAAATGAATACAAGTAAACAAGGTGTATCTCAAGTATTAAATCGTTTGACTTATATGAGTACTATATCTCATCTAAGAAGAATTCAAACTCCAAGTGATAATACTGGTAAATTAATTCCTCCTAGAAAATTACATTCAACACAATGGGGATATATTTGTCCTACAGAAACACCTGAAGGTCAAGCAGTAGGAGTTGTTAAAAATCTTTCTATGACTTGTGAAATAACTCTTAAAACTAATTCAGAACCTATTCGTAGACTTATTAATAATGAAATTATTAAGATAAAAGATATTAATATTTTCGAATTCAATAAGAATGATTATATTAAAGTATTTGTTAATGGAGATATACTAGGTTTTACAAATAATCCTGAAAAGATTCTCGAAGATATTAAATTTAATCGATCAAATGGTATAATTCATATTCATACATCCGTCTCATGGGATATTCAAAACAATATTATTCAAATATGGTGTGATGAAGGTAGATTAATTCGTCCTCTATTAAAAGTTAGAGATAGAAAACTTATTTATAATAAAGATATTATTACTAATCTAAAATCTGGTAAATATGAATATATTGATCTAATATCTTCAATTCAAACAGATGCATGTTTAGAATATATTGATCCTTATGAAACTACAAATATTCTTATTGCGACTTATCTTAATGATATTAATAAAAGAAAAGAAAATTATACTCATTGTGAAATTCATCCTTCTTTAATCCTTGGTGCTCTAGCATCTTGTATTCCATTTCCTCATCATAATCAATCCCCAAGAAACACCTATCAATCTGCAATGGGTAAACAAGCAGTTGGTATTCCTACAAGCAATTTTAATAAAAGATATGATACATTCTCACATATTCTATCTTCACCACAAAGACCTCTTGTTGAAACAAAAATGATGAAATATCTAAATGTAAACAGTCTTCCTAATGGAATTAATGTAATTGTTGCTATAGCATGCTATGGTGGATATAATCAAGAAGATTCTGTTCTTTTAAATCGTGGATCTATAGAAAGGGGATTATTTTCTTCAACCTTTTATAGAACTTATAAAGAAGAAGAAAAGAAAAATCAACTATCAGGCGAAGAAGAAAAATTTATGAAACCAGATAAATCAAAATTACTATTTCCTAAACCTTGTAATTACGATAAACTTGAAGAAAATGGATTTATTAAGAAAAATACACCTGTTGGTGATAATGATATTCTTATTGGTAAAATTATCCCAATTAAAAATAATACAGATTATAATTATAAAGATAATAGTGTTTGTATTAGAAGAAATGAATCAGGTAATATTGATTCTAACTTTGTATCTAATAATGGTGATGGATATAAAATATGTAAAACAAGAATTAGATCTTTTAGATTTCCCGAAATAGGTGATAAATTCTCTTCTAGACATGGACAAAAAGGAACATGTGGAATGATAATTAATCCTGAAGATATGCCTTTCACTAAAAATGGTATTGTTCCTGATATTATTATTAATCCTCATGCAGTTCCTAGCAGAATGACTATTGCACAACTTATAGAATGTATTCTTGGTAAAGCAGGACTTGAAACTGGTAATATCGGTAATGGGACAGCATTTGATTCTATATCAATTAATAAGATATCTGAAATTCTAAGTAAATATGGTCATAGCAAAACTGGTGATGAAATTTTGTATAATGGTGTTACTGGAGAACAAATTAAAACAACAATATTTATGGGTCCTACCTTTTATCAAAGACTTAAGCATATGTCTGGTGATAAAATTCATTCTAGAAGTACTGGTCCAGTAGTCTCTATGACTAGACAACCTGCTGAAGGAAGAGCATCACATGGAGGTTTAAGGTTTGGAGAAATGGAAAGGGATTGTATGATTGCTCATGGAACATCAAGTTTCTTACAAGAAAGATTGATGACTGTATCTGATAATTATAATATCTTTATCTGTAATCATTGTGGACTAGTATCAGTTTTCAATAATGAGAAAAATATTTATGAATGTAAAAAATGTAACAATTTTAAAGATTTTAAAAGAATTAATATACCATATTCTTGTAAATTGTTATTTCAAGAATTAGAATCTATGAGTATTGCTCCAAGACTTTTAACAAATTAATTAATTTGTTTAAATATTTAAAGAATTTTATAGTAAATTAAATAAATGCCAAATAATTTAAATATTTCTGATTCTAAATATATTTTTAATATAAAAACTGTTCAAAGTGGTGCTATAAGAATCCTTGTTGAAGCTCTTAAAGAAATTCTTACTGATGGGAATATTACGATTGAACCAAGTGGAATTAAACTAATTGCTATGGATTCTACTCATTCAGTATTAATTCATTTAAAATTAGAAGCAGAAAATTTTGAGTATTATCATTGTTGTAATAAAATTATTATAGGACTTAATATGTTAAATTTATTTAAACTTATTAAGACTATGACAAATTCAGAAACATTATCTCTTTTTGTTGAAAGAGAAAATGAAAACCAATTAGGTATTATTATTCATAACTCAGAAAAGAATTCTCAAACAACCTATAAATTAAATTTATTAGATATTCAAGAAGATCCTTTTGAAGTTCCTCCTGCAGAATTTGATACTGAATTAACATTACCCTCTTGTGATTTCCAAAAAATTATTAGAGATATGATTAATATTGGAGAAAATGTAGAAATTACAAGTATTGGTAATCAATTAAAATTAATCTGTAATGGTGACTTTGCTCAACAAGAAACTGTACTAGGTGAAACTAATAATGGATTAAAATTTACTAGTAATCAATCCGTAGAATATCCTATTCAGGGAATTTTTTCATTGAAATATTTATTATTATTTACTAAATGTACGAATTTATGTAATCAAATTCATTTATATATTAAGAATGATTATCCATTAATTATTCAATATGCGGTTGCTTCACTAGGAAATATTAAATTATGTTTAGCGCCAAATACCAATTAATTTTATAATATTTATATAATAATGGAAGTTTATTTATTTTTCTTATTTTTATTTATCATATATAATATTTTTTATTATTTCAATACCGATTCAAATAATAATCAAGAAAATAATTTAATTAAAGAAAAAGAAAATTTAATTGAAGAAAAAGTTATTGATAAAGCAAAGTAATTAAAGATACAAAATTACATAATATAAAATAATGCAAAAATATTATACTGAATATGGTAAAAAAATATATAATCCAGAAGCATATGCTAAAACAGGTGCTCCTATGTATAAATATAATTCAAATATAAATATAAATGAATCTACACAAATATATAAATTAAATCTTGAAAGTGGAAAGAAATATATAGGTAAAACTATAAATATTGAAAGACGTATGGATGAACATTTTTCTGGTAATGGTTCAAAAGTTACTAAAAAATTTAAACCAATTGAAGGTAAAGTTGTTGATGAATGTCCTGGATATTTTTCAGATAAATTAGAACAAAAATATACAGAAAAATATATTAAGAAAAATGGATATAATAATGTTCGGGGTGGTAAATATACTAATTCTAAAACATTAAAAAGTAATTCGCCTAAAAAACATTATTCAGAAGATGATTATTTAGAAGATGATTATTCAGAAGATGATTATTCTGATGACGATTATTAAAGCAAAGTAATTTAATATTCAAGTTCGTGTTTTTTATATAAAGAATTTTCTAATTTAAAATAAGGATCTATATTTTTTATTAATGATTTATTATTAATATTATCATTCTTTAACCAAATTTTAATAATATTAAATTCTTTTTTAGGTGCAATTGATATACCATTAATTTCTTCATAAAGGTTTTCTTCACTAGTAATATTTTCAGATATTAAATATAAAAATAATTTATTCCAGGCATCTAAAATATCTGAAGAAGATACTTTAAAAGATATACAACCTCCTAATCTATTTTCAGGATCTTCCCATGTAGGAAATATACAATCTCTCATTATAAAAAACATTCCATTTTGAAGATGTTGTCTTTCAAAATTATTTTTTAAAAAATGATAATCTAAAAGATTATTTATATTTATAATTCTTTTATAACTATCTTTCTTCCAAGAATTATCTGTAATAGAATGATACCATAAACACCATTTTGTTTCTATTTTAAATTTATTCATTATATCTAATATTTATTTATTTTTTTTTAAATATTTACAAAATTAAAATATTAATATTATATAATGAACAATTTAAGTGTTTTAGTAATTATAGGTTATATTGTTGTTTTGTTTTATTTTGTTAAAGATACAGAATATTTAAAAATGTTAGGATTAACTCTTGTAACTGCAATAGTTATCTGCCAACTTAAGAATAGAGTTGAAGGATTAGAAAATTCCAATAATTCCAATAGTAATTCTGATAATTTTGGTAATGTCAGTGCTGAACCTATTGAATCACCTTCTGATTCAGTAAAACCTCCGCAGATTGTTAAAGTTGAACCAAGTGTTTCACCTATAGATTCTAAATTAAGAATTGGTCCTTATGATGGTTTATGTGTAAGAACATTAAATCAAAAATTCAGAGATTTTAATAATGAATTAATATCTAATAAAAATTTAATGAATTTCCAAGGTGTTCAAGGTCCCGTTCAAAATGTTGTTTCTGATGATTCTGATTTAGTAGGACCTAATGTTGACGGTGATCCTAATTCTCCTCAAAGACTATTTATGTTTGCGAATAATAAAGCATCATTAAATTGCTGCCCATCAACCTATTCTACTGATAGAGGTTGTGTCTGTTCCACCGAAAAACAAGATAATTATATTCGTAGAAGAGGATTTAATAATTCCGCACAGAATGTTGCTTAACGTTGTAATAATCTCTGATGAATTTTATCATATGTAGAGAATGCTTGATTCTCAAATTGTTGTAATCTTTGTATTCTTTGTTCTTCTTCTTTTTTCTCTCTTAATTGTTGTAATAAAATTTTCTTTTGATCTTGTTCTGACATTTGATAAGAGATATTTGATCTAGAAGATTCCATTGTATTAATATCTCTTGGTCTTCCTTTATCTTGAAATGTATTTACATCTATCAAACAAGAATTTGTAAAAGCATCTTTATAATCTCTAAAACCTAATCCCATACCAGTATCACCACTAAAATCATTAACTTTATTTTGTCCTAATACACTTAAAGAATCTTTACCTCTAAATGAAATATCAACATTTGGATTATCATATTTAACTAATTGAGAACCTTGTTTCTTTTGTTGATCTTTTTTATATTTCTCGAATTCATGATTAAATAAATTACGATTAAATTTACCATCAAATAATTTTTGTTGTTTTTTATCTTCTATAGCATTTGAACTCATCCAGTTACCATATCCATCATCAAAGGGAGTGTTAATTTTATTTTCTTCATAAACTTTATTAAATAAATTAACATCAAAATTTTCTGTCATATTAACATTAACTCTAGTATCTTGTTTCTGAGATTGCATATAATTTTTACTATGATTTCTTAAATCATTGTGTTCATGATTATTCTTTAAGTCTTGAAGTTTCTTTAAGAGTAAAGTATAAGCAATACTAACTTTTTGAAATTCTTCTGCTGATCCACCTCTATCCGGATGAGTTTTCATTGCTTTTCTAAGATATGCTTTCTTTAAAGAAACTTCATCAAATTTTTTATCAATACCTAATATTTGATAAGGATTTAATTTAGGTTTTTGATTTTCTATAAGGTTTGTATTAATTGTATTAAATTGACTCTGTAATCTTGGATAAGGGGTTGTTTGATTAATAATCTGTGGATTATGTTGTTGTTGACTAGGAACTTCATTAAAAAACATATTAGATGTTTGTCTGCTACTAATATTTTGCTTAATATTCATAGATGATAATTGATTAATTTGTTCTTGTTGGGCAATAATCATTCTTTTATATTCATTAAGTTGAGAGTCATAAAAATTATATTGTTGATTTACATCTTGATTATTAGTAGATCCAGTATTACCCATTATTTATTAATAAATATAATAAATATTTAAATATAACATATAATATATGGCATGTGTACCTTGTGCAGCAGCAGCAGTGGTAGGAGCACCAGTAGCAATACCCGCTGCATTAGCAGGATATCTAGGATATAAAGTTTTATCAAATAAAAAAAGGAAAAAAAAAAAATGTTATAATAAAAAGAAAAAGAAAAATTTTAGTAAATCTTTTAAAAGGTGTTTAAAGAAATGTTCAAAAAAATATAAAAAGAAAAATAAATCTTGTAAAAAGAAAAAATTTACTTGTAAAGTTAAGTGTGAAAATAATCAAGAAAAGAAAAATAATAAAAATAAATAAGTTTATTTTTTAATAATTAATTTTATACTATAATAATATGCTACCCATTATTTATATAAGTAAAAGATGTACTCATTGTAGAAAATTACTTATGATATTACAAGAAAGACCACAACTTAAAGGTCATTATAAAATAGTCTCTATTGATGATTCGCCTTTTCCTCAAACAGTAAAATCTGTTCCTTGTATGATTGTTGATGATCAAGTTGTTGGAGCAACAGATTTATTTAATTATATTATTAGTAGTAGTGATGGGCAACCTCAGCAACAGGAACAGCAAAGGCAAACTCAGCAACACCCACAACAGCAAAGACACCCACAGCAACAGCAAAGACAACCACAGCAACAACAACAACATCAAGATCCTCAATCATGCTCAGTTGATGAATTAGATGGGTTATGTCCATCAGGTAATTGTTTAGATTTTGCCCCTATAGATGATAATATGAGTATAGGTAATGATTCGTTTTCATATCTTGATGAACCCGAACAACCCCAATTAAAGCATTCTAGTAAATCTGAGCAAGGTTCTGAAAAAAGACAAGTATTTGATACTGATTATGAAAGATTAATGGCAGAAAGAGGTGAAATGATGGCAAAACCTTCCTTCGCGTAAAATATTTTAAGATATTTTTATAATATATATAAATGGATATTAATTCAAAAACCCTTCACATATTTAAATCTTTTATCGATGATTTAATTATTGTATTCCCTGAATATAAAGAACCTTTAATTTTAAATTATTCAGATGTTTTAAGTTTAGAAACTTTACAAATTAATGAATGCTCTGAAATTAAAGATTTTTTAAATAAAATTGATTCTATTTCTACTGAAATTACCGATAGAAATGATTGTATTTTTGAATCTGAATTATTTTTATTAAAAGATATTTGTTTTAAGAAAATATGGTCAAGTAAACTTTCACAAAAAACAAGAGATAGTATTTGGAAATATTTACAATCATTTTGTTTAATAAACATTAATATTAATACTCTTGAAAAACTTAATGAAGATACCATTAGTGAAAAGAAAAGAATTAGTAAAAAAAGTAAACAAGATTTAGAAAATTATCAAAAAATAAATGAGGATTTTAAGAATAATGTTGATGACAAAAATATGGACGGATTTAATGATATTTTAGAAAATACAAGTATTGGTAAAATTGCTAAAGAAATTACTGAAGAATTAAATATAGGTGGAGATTCAGGTGAAGAAAGTATACAAGAAGTATTTAATCCTGAAAATATGATGAAAATATTTTCTTCTATCACCACAAAAATGACAGGTGAAAATGGAATGGATAAAGATAATCTTCAATCAGAAGCAATGAATATTTGTTCTACTATGAAAGATAATCCTTTATTTTCTCAGTTAATGGGAATGCAATCTGCGATGTTTGGACAGATGTCAGGTCAAGCAAATCCTGACTCTGTTGCTACTCCTGAACCTAATGTAAAGAATATCAACGTAAATGATAGAAATGCTGTAGCAAGACAAAATGCGAAAAAAAAATTAGACAAAAAGAATAAACAAATAAATGTAAAGAAAAATGATTAAATTTTTTTTATAAAATAATATATTATATTTAATAATGATACCTTTTTGGTTTGATAATTTTTCAATCTTATATGATAAAAAATTCTTACTTGATATTATTCCTAAAAAAGAATATGATTTAAATAGAAAATTAAATTCCCTTTTAAGATTTACAATTTATTATAGTTTAATTGTTTATTTATTGGATACTAAAAAAACATATGTTTTAACTTTTATTTTGGGAATGGGAATATTCACATATTTAATTCAGATAAAATATAAAGAATCATTTATGAATAAAGTAAATAATAGTATAATGAATGGTTCAGAAGATATGAATATAAATGATTTAAGTTCTGAATGTAGAATTCCTACAAAAGATAATCCTTTTATGAATCCACTTTTGTCAGATTTTGGGACTGATAAATCAAAACAAGCATGTTATTCATATAATAATAAAGGAGTACAAAGAGTTATAGAAAATAATTTTGAAGAAGATTTATATAAAGATATAAATGATATTTTTGGTAAAGAAAATTCTCAAAGACAATTTTTTTCTGTTCCAGGAAATTCTGTTCCAAATGATCGTGATACTTTTATGAAATGGTGTTATCAAACACCTCCGACATGTAAAGAAGGTAATGGATTACAATGTGCTGCGAATCAACTTGGTGAGCATAGAGGTTTGGGGTCAGGTCCAAGTAGTTAATATTTTTAATTTTAATCCTAAAAAATAAAATATAATTTATAATATAAATGACGGAAGTGTTAAATAATTTATTTGGTTCAGAAACAAAAACAGGATCTACTGGATATCATGGAGGTATTGTTAGTGATGTTCCTGAAATGCAGTTACAGAAGTGTTCTGATTTTAAAGTAGATTTTGATCCTAATTTATATAAACAAGCAGGAATAAAACATGATCCAGCAACAGCAAGATTAGATGTTCATCAATCTATCGGTGTTGGAGCATATCATTTAGATAATATGTATGGTTGTGAATGTGGATTAAAAAATGCTCGTGAAATTCAGATCTCTCAACCGGCAATAAATTTTGATGGAGGTAAAGGTTGGATGGGTGAAAAGGGATGTTTAATTGAAAATGATAGTAATTTAAGATTTCAAGATTTAACTAATTTAAGATTTATTAATCAACTTCCAAATTTACAAAATGCTGGATTTTATGGTAAAGGTGATTTTCATGTAGATGATGAAACAATTCTTCAAGGTTCAAATATCACAAGAGTAGATCGTCCGTGTAATATATTATCAGGAGTTACTATTGAAAATCTTCAACCGGCATTGTTCCCTATGAATAATAGATTGAAATCAGAAGTACAAGATCCTAAACATATTATTCCTGAAGATTCTATGAATTCATGGGTAAGAGGTGGTTTACCCAGTAGACAAATAGCAAGAAATGTAGATTATATTAATAGATGTGAAGATTTAAGAAATAATGGAATAAAACGATAAATTTATTTTATTTAATATAATATAAATGGAAGGTATTTTTGATAAAAATAAAGATCAATTACTTTTTGATTCAGAAATGAGAGCAGTTGGACCTGGATTATACAGATTAAATGAAGCACAAAAAAAAAATACTATTGCTTTACCTTGGGATAATTTAACTTCCAATATTGATTTAAGTAGAACATATTTAGAAAATAATAATCGTGTTGATGCTGATTCTGAATTAAAAAATCTTTCAAGAAAATTATCAAATAATCCTGGTGAAAAATATAGACCTGATGAAAATAAACCATTAGAACCTGATATGAATCTTTTTAATAATATTAATAAAATGTTTTTTCATTCTGAAAATATGAGATTAAATGAACCAGCATTTGAGTTAAAAGGTATGGCAAAAAATAGATTTATAAGTTTAAAGAAAAATCCCCAAGATAATGTTATAGAACCATTTATAAGAGAAGGTGATAATACATACCTTGATTTAATTGATACATATGAACCTTGTCCTGTAAATTTGATTAATTAATTTTTTTATAATTAAAGATAATTTTATTTATTATTAATATGACAAAATTTTACTTCACAGATACAATTTATTTAGAAGCAGATAAATTGTATTATGAAAAAAACAAATTAACTAAGTCAGTTAAAAATCATAATTGGCATAATATTTTAAATGATTATGGTTGGGAGAAATTAAATATCCGTTGGATAAAAAAATTAAATTGTTTTCTTGATAAAATCCCTAAGAATTCATTATTTGGGATTTTAGATTGTGGAGGTGATGGGGATTGTTTATTTCATTGTATATCTTATTCTTTAAAATCTCAAGATTACATGAATATTAATTTTGAATATGAAGTTTCCGATTTAAGACAATTAATTTGTGATTCTATTGATATAGAAAAATTTAATGAAATAATTAATATTTATAAAATTCTTAAAGATTCTGACGATTTTGATGAAGATTGGGATCCATATGATATTAATTTTGAAAAATTTAAAGAAATCATACTTGAAGGAGGAAATAGTTATTGGGGTGATAGTATTATTCTAAATATTCTTAAAGAAAAATTAAATATAAATATTATTATTTTAAACTCAAACTCAAATCAAAACCAATATAATTATTATCCACTTTTATATGATTATGATGAAAAATTAAATACAATTATATTATCTTATGAAGATGAAATACATTTTAAACTTGTTGGATATTTTCAAGAATTTAATATGAGATCATATTTTGATAATGATACTATTCCTATTGAAATATTAAAATTAATTAAATATTTAAGGTAAATCAAAAATTTAAATATATTTAGATAATATAATATGGAAGCAGCAATTTTAGTAGGTTTAATCGGTGCTGGATTAATGTTAAACAAAGATGATAAAACTCCCATACAGAATAATGTTAATAAAGAAATTAATTTCCCAAGTATGGATAATGCCTATGAATCTAATTATTATGATAAAACGCAAGGGATAGTTAAAGAATTAGCAGAAAAAAGATTTAATGAATCTAATCAACCTGGTAACACTGTTAATTTTCAAAAAACAAAAGTAAATCATGGATTAGAAATACCTATTAAAGATTTAATTGATACTACATCAGATACTAAAGAAGGTTTCCAAAATTATGCTAAATATACTTTTAGTAATTCGGCAGGGGGATTTATAAGTAATGAAGATTTTTTAACAAATGATCAAGGTATTAAAACAGCACCTTTTTTTAGTTCACAAGCACCTAATGTAAATTTTGATGATTCTAGACAATTAGAAAGGACACAAGGGAAAATTGAAGGGTCAAGATCTAAAACTGAAGTTGCAGGTAATGCCTTTTCTGATATTGTAAGAAATTCAGGTAATGTATTTGGTAATACATTTGATTCTCATCGTGCCGATCAAACAAGATATGATAATGGATCATTAAGAAATAATGAATTACCATTTACTCAAGAAAGAATTGCTCCCATAGATTCTATGAGTAATTTTAATAGAGAAATTGGACAAACAATTGCTAATAGAAAAAATATTGATAATTTAAGAACAGTTAATGATCCTAAATTAACTTATGAAGGTAGAGTTCTTACTGGTAAAGGATTTGATCACAGAGGTAAAGAAGGTGAAGTATATAAACATAGTCCAGAAACATATTATGAAAATAATGCAAATAAATGGTTTGTTACAAATGGTGCTTTCTTAGCTAAATCAGAAAGACCTGAACAAATTCTTCCTGATACTAATAGAAGGTATTTTAATAAAAGTGAATTTGGTCCTGCCGCACCTGCGGTTCAGGAAAACGGAGAATTAAGAGGTAATTATAAGAAATCTGATAGACAACAATTAGGTTCTGATACAATGAGAAATGTAGGTTCTGAAGTACCTATACTTAATAATGATATGGTTCAACAAGGATATAAAGCATTACCAAATGAAAGACAAGTCACTGAGTTAAGAACTTATGATAGTAATATTAAAACAGAAATTGGTTCACAAACTCTTGGTGTTCAAGATGATATAAGAAAAACTAAAAAACAAACTACTATTGATTCAGCAAATAATGGTTACATGGGTAATAATGTTGATGCTTTTACTAAAAGACAATATGATTCTGTAAGAGTTACTAAAAAACAAACAACTATTGATTCTGCAAATAATGGTTATTTAGGAAATAATATTGGTGCTATGACAACTAAACCTTATGAAGCACCTGAATGGACAACTAAAGATTCTACCCAATTCGATTACACAGGTAATGCTGGTGCTTACGTTAAAGGTGATATGGATAAGATTAATTATATGAATGCAGAAACTAATCCTACAAAAGAAATTATTTCTCAAGGTAGAGCACCGACACTTAATAATACTAAGATTTCAAATGGTATGGATACAATTAACATGGATATTAAAAAAATGGATGTTGATTATATGAATCATAGATTAAATGGTGTTGATAAAGTTTATGGAGTAATTCCTCAGGATAACACTTGTGAAATTACTTCAATGAAAGATAGATTAGAAGATACTTCAATTGCTAATAGAATAGATCCAACTTTATTGAATCCCTTTAAAGAAAATCCATACACACAACCATTAAGTTCATTTGCTTATTAAGAAAGTCTAAAAACTAAAAATAAAATATTATTAAAAAAATAATGGAAGAAAATAATACAAGTATCTTCACTCAAGCAAAAATTGAGTACACACAACAATTAATTGATGTATTAACTCCTAATATGTTTGATGGGATAAAATCTATTTATGATGAATCTAAAGTTGTTTTTTCCACTCAAACAAATCATAGTATTTTAACATTATTCCGAACATTTTTAGAAAAGGTTCCTGAATGGAATAATGAATTAGTTGAAGTTGAGACTGAAAGAATTATTAATCAATCTCATTGTGATTGGTTAGATGATTTAGTTACTGCAGTATTCATAAGTCATACAAAAATATTAACAAGTATTGGTCCTAATATGAAAAATACAAGAGTAAATCTTACAATTCCTAAAACTATTAATTTTATTCATAAATGTTATATCAACTTAGCAAGAGAAATTTGGAAAAATCCATATTTATATGATGAAAATGTATCTGGATCTGAATATCAAAAGAATATGAGAACAATAGAATTAATAATTAAAGAAAATATAGAAAATACTATTAGAAAATTACTGCCTGTTAAAGAAATTCTTAAAGATCATTTAGATAATTTTGATAATAATGAAGTTGAAAATCAAAGAAGATTAGAGAATCAATCAATACAAGCAGCATTATTAAATGAAATAAGATCTTTAAAAACTAGTATAAATTCAGATAATTTATCACAAGATGATAATTCATCACAAGCAGATAATTCTGATAATGAAAGAGAAGTTGAAGAAGTAAATGAAGAAACTATTTCAAAAGAAACTTTACAAAAATTATTAGAATCTCAGGTAGTAAAGGATAAAGCAAAAGAATTAACTAATGAATATGAATCAAACGCAAAACCTGGATACGAATCACCAGATGAAGATACTGTTAACGCAGCATGTAATGAAATTCAAATTGTATCAGGAGTTCCTGATATAACAGTTGAATTCCCTGTTGAAGAAATAAAATATGATAATGCTGAAATAATAGATCCTAATAAAACAAATTCAGATTTAATGGATAGTTTTAAAAATAATCTTGATAAATTAAATGAAGTTAATGTAGAAAAACCAGTCTGTGATATTTTATCACCAAGAATATCTCCTATGGAAGAAGAAGTAAAACCTGATCCTAATATAAAACAAATTAATATAGAATCTGATCCTTTATTTAGTAAAGTCAGTAATACAGAACCTACAGAAATTATTAAAGATTCTCCTAAAGAAGTAAAAGAATCTCCTAAAGTAGATGAACTTAAAGTAGATGAACTTAAAGTAGATGAACTTAAAGTAGATGAACTTAAAGTAGATGAAGTTAAAGACCCTAATGTTAAAGGTGTTGTTATGGGTAAGAAAGATAATATTAAAATGAATAATATTAAAGAAATAACAATTGTTAAAAAAGATGATAGTCAATCTAATTTAGGATCTATTGGTGAAAATTCTGAAAATAAATCAGAATCTTTAAAACCATTTAATGAAGTAGAAAAAGAAAAAGAATTAAAAGAAATAATATCAGTTGAAGTGAATAATGATGATACAGAAACAGTAGATAATTTTGTTAATGATATAAGTAAATTAATGGAAAGAAAAGGATTAGAAGTAGAAAAAGATGTAAAGAAATATACATTATTCGATGATGCTTTAGAAATTGAATAATTTATTTAAATTTTAATATTTTTTTATAATTTTATTATAAATGTTTGATAACAATTTAATTTTTAGTTTAGTATTAAGTTTAATTAATACAGGAATTTTTATTGCTTTTACTCATAAAGAAAATTTTGAACAGAAAAAACAAGAATATATTATGTTATTTGGAATAACATTTGTATCATCATTCATGATAAAAATGTTAATAAATTCAGATATAATGAAAGGCGGTGCTCCTTCGTTAGGTTCAGAAGTTTTAACTAAATCTTCAAGACCGCCTTTTTAATAATAATTTTTTTTAGGAAAATATTTTTTCTTAGTTCTAAATTTATTAAATATTTCATTTTTAACTATTTCGCAAGGTCTGGCATTATTTGCATACTTAGCAATTTCAATATACATATTAAAATTATCTTCTAATTCATATAAATAATTATCATTTTTATCTTTTGTTAAGGATTTTATAAATTCTATAAAATCTTTATTTTCCTCTGAATCTTCAAGTTCTAATTCATCTAAAATAGTTATTGCTAATCTACATAAATCAAAATTAAAATTAGGAGTAATTACATCATTATTATCATTAATATATAATAAATGTCTATTAGGATAAGTATATTGTCCTTCTGCCTCACCATGTTTATTAAAGGTATCATTAAAGAAAACTTTATTATTAAATGTAAAAATACTTCTCCCAAAATCAATAATCTTAAATATATATCCAAATGTAGGAACCTTAAAATAAATATTATTTAATTTATAATATAAATAAATTTTATCTGTTTTAGTGTACATTACATTATTGATATGGAGATCATTATGTGTAAACATAAATTTCTTTTGTAATAAATGTAGGGCAAAAGAAACTTGAATTATACATGATAATAATAAATCTTTATCAACATTACCTCTTAAAAAATCTTCTAATGTTCCATCTAATTTTTCAATAAAGAAATATTGAACTGGTAAACCTTTAAGAATGCATACATAATCACTATTTGATGAACTTGATGAATTACTAGATCTACTAGATTTAGATTTATTTTCTTCTGGATTAGAATCAGAATCTGAATCTGAATCTGAATCTATATACATATCTATTGAGAATAATTTACCAAGATTTCTATGGAACCATTTTTCATTCTTAAATTCATCATATTCTTCGGTGATATCAAAATGATATTTATCTGAAATACCATTAACAGTACCATAAAATTTTGAAAAACTAGGATTAATATCATTCATTGTAATATAAGAACAAATATATCCAAAAAATGTATCAATATATGCTGAATTATTCATATTATTAATTTTCTCAAAAGTATTAAAATTATAATTACTTGGTAAAAGAGGATTTCTTTTAACTATTGTATTATAATTATCCATGATATAATGTAATGGATCTAGAATTGGCATACATTTACAGAATAATTCTTCTGTAAAATAAGTTTTTGTTTTATAATCGAAAATTTTCGCATTAATTATTGAATTTGAATTATAATATTTAAGATAATTTACTTCTAAAATTTCTTTTACATAATATCTTCTTTCTAAATCTATACATTTATGAGAATTTTTAGTATTATGATAATATAAATATAAAGATAATATTGGAAAATAAATTTGTGGATTATTTATATTTAATTTTTTTTTTACAGAATCATTAAATTTTTTATAATTATTCCATTTGTAAAATCCTATATGAAACTCCTCCATGATTACAATTATTAAATACAATTATAATAAACTTTAAACTTAAATATTAATATATATATATATATGAGTAGAATAAATATAAAGAGAAAAAATATAAGTATTTTTCTACAAGGTGGGTTAGGGAATCAATTATTTCAGATATTTACTACAATAAGTTATGCTCTAACCCATAATTATAATTATATTTTCGAATACTCCGATAAACTTAAAATAGGAGAGATAAGACCTACTTATTGGAATAATTTTCTTAAAAATATAAAAAAAAATACTACAAAAGATAAATTAGAATATATTGAATATTCAGAGAAATTTTTCAGTTATAATAAAATACCAAAATTTAAGGAAAATACAATGTTATCAGGTTTTTTCCAATCTGAAAAATATTTTAAGGATAATTATAATAAGATTATAAATATTCTTAAGATTAAAGAATTTAAAAAAAAAATTAAAAATAAATATCCTAAATATAATCTTTCTAATACAATATGTATTCATTTCAGATTAGGAGATTATATTAAATTACAAGATTATCATCCTATAATGAATTTAGATTACTATAAAGATTGTTTAAAATATATTGTAAAAGAGAATAAAGAATATAATATTCTTTACTTTTGTCAATCAAAGGATAATGATACAGTTTTAGATAATATTAATATACTAAAAAATTATTTTGATAATTGTAATTTTATAAAAGTTAATGATAAAATTAGTGATTGGGAACAAATGTTAATTATGAGTAATTGTAATCATAATATCATAGCAAATTCTTCATTTAGTTGGTGGGGTGCTTATTTTAATGATAATAAAAATAAAATAGTTTGTTATCCAAGTATATGGTTTGGTAAAAAATTAAAAAATAATACTAAACATTTATTTCCTATAGAATGGAAAAAAATAAAAAATAGTATAAAAACTAGAAAAAGATTAACTAGAAAAAGATTAAAAACTAGAAAAAGATTTTAATTCATTCCTAATTGTGATGCCATTTCTTTACCCATAGTATTCATAAAATAAATTGCTTCTTTAATAGATTTCTCATTTAAGTAAACATTTTTATCTTTATGTGATTGTTTATAAACAATTAATAAATTTAAAATATGTTCAAATTGTTCATCGCTAAGATTTTCAAGATTAATATTCATTTTTTTTAATTTATATTATGTTTATTATATTTAAATATTTTAAATTATATATTATATGGCAGAAATACAATTAAAGAAATTTGATATTTCACAAATTAAAGATGATAAAGTTGTTGTTCTTATAGGTAAAAGAGATACGGGAAAATCATATTTGTGTAAAGATATCTTATATTATCATAGTGATATCCCTGTAGGACAGGTTATTTCAGGAACTGAAGCAGCAAATCAGTTTTATGGATCATTAGTGCCTAAATTATTTATTCATGAAGAGTTTAATTCTGAAATTGTTAATAATATGCTTAAAAGACAAAAAATGATGGTTGAAAAGAAAAATAATGGAGAAAATGTTGATCCTAGAGCATTCCTTATTTTGGATGATTGTTTATATGATAATAAATGGACAAAAGATACATGTATGAGATCTGTCTTTATGAATGGAAGACATTGGAAATTATTATTTTTATTAACTATGCAATATGCCTTAGGTGTCCCACCTAATTTAAGAACAAATATAGATTTTATATTTATTCTTAGAGAGAATTATGTTAGTAATAGAAAAAGATTATATGAACATTATGCCGGTATGTTTCCTACATTTGAGATGTTTTGTCAAGTAATGGATCAATGTACTGAAAATTATGAATGTTTAGTGATAAATAATAATGCTAAATCAAATAAATTATCAGATCAAGTATTTTGGTATAAGGCAGATCCTCATCCACCCTTTAAGATTGGAGGCGATCAATTTTGGAAATATTCTAAAGAAAATTATTCAGATGAAAAGATGGAAGGCGGAGGAGGAAATAATTATCAAAAAAAAAATAAAGAAAGATTTGCTGTAACTAAACTTTATTAAACAGCAGAATTTTTAAGAATATTTAATAATCCATCATAACTTCTTTCATTAACAGGTTGAGGTGATCCTACTTGACCATTTTCAACTTTTTCCATTACATAACTAGGATATCCTTTTACACCGTATTTTTTAGAAACTGATTTATCTTGATCAGCATCATGTTTCTTAATATTAAGTTTATATCCATTCATCATTTGTCCATCATATTCTCCCATAAGTTTTTCAAAATCGGGTAATGCGCGTTTTGAATGACCACACCATGTAGTGTAAATTAAGTGTAAGTTAATTTCTTTATTATTATTATTAGTTGATCCTGAATTAGAAGGTATAGCAATTGAATTAGAATTAATTAATTGATTAGCATTTTGTAGATTACGATTATTATTACTATTAACTGATGCATTACCCATATTATCATTCATATTAGAATTAATTAATTGATTAGCATTTTGTAGATTACGATTATTATTACTATTAACTGATGCATTACCCATATTATCATTCATATTAGAAGGCAAAATATTATTATTACCCATATTCATATTATTTCTTGGTAATTTATTAGCAGCATCTTGAGCGGATCTTACATGTTTTCCCATTTGTCCTTGTAATAATCCACCTTTAGCATTTGAGTTAAAACCTGGTAATTGACTTTCCATTTGTTCAACAGAAGCATATCCTGATGTAATTTCTTTATGTAACATGTCTAATTCAGATGCTTTACCTTGTGATTTTAAAAGGGCGTATTCTTGTTGTGCACTAGGTGCAACTTTATCACCATACGGAGAATTAGCATCAGCGTAACTTTTCAAGAGACTACTTGGTGCATAGTTAATAAATTTATTGTTTGTTGGTCTAGGTTGTTGAACTTTTACATTACCATGATTGTTTTGATTAGGTTGAACTTTTACATTGCCATGGTTGTTTTGATTAGGATGATCTCTTATATTAACATTATTATTTTCTGTTAAATTTACATTCACCATTGACTCAACTAAACCTCTTTCACTATTAGCACATTGAGCAATTACTAAAAGTAATCCTAAAATAATTATTAATCCATAAATGTCATCCATTTATATTATATTTATATTTTTTTTTTGTTAATCTTAAATAAATAAAAAATATTATAAATAATAAATTAATTATAGAATATATAAATCCTCAAGTTTCCAATATTCAAAAGTATTATTAATTGGTCTTTTTAAAATAAAAGGTATTTTCTTCTGCCTTAATTCTTCATAAGCAATTGAATAAATGTCAGGAAAATTTTGAGGATTAGATATTAGTGGTTTTGCATTATTTGCTAATTGTTGGACTCTTTCTGAAATAATTTTTGTTTTTTCATATTTATTTAGATATTTTGAAGTCTTATAAGTTTTTTTCATTTCTGAATAATTTTTCATGAATATATTTATATCTTCTGTATTTTCTAGAATACTTTGTTCTACATTATAATCATCAATAAAATCCTCATTTTCTTCATCAGAACTCATATTATATTATATATAATAAGTTTTTAAATTTATTTCAAATTTATTAATTATTTTTCCACTTTTGCCCACAATAACGACACATATATAAATACTTCATTTCTGTTTCATTATATTTAATATATGTAATATTAGAAGTTAATTCTGAATCTGTAATGCTTTTACATGTTTCATTAGGACATTTAATATTTTTATTTCCTTCAATAACTGGTAAAGTATTATCATGACTTAAATATTTATTATTATTAATAGTTTCACTAAAATCAAACTTAAAAGTATTTGTATAAATACTTTTATTATTGGTATAATCTTCTTTTGTTCCACAACTTTTACACCCTAAATAAAGTTTTTTTTGTTCTTCATCGGAATAAATGAACATAATATTATCGCAACCTTTACAGAAATTAATATCCATTGTATATATTATTTAATATTTATTTATAAATAATATTCAAATTTATAATTTTTGAGAATATTCTTTAAAAACCTCTGATAATCTTTTATAATCTACTGGATAATCAAAACGATATATATTTGAGAATACTTTTTCTTTTATATTAATATTCTTTTGAATCTTATCAAAAAGATAATCTTTATTTTTTTCATAATTTTCTTTAATTTCTTCTGTAAATATTTCAAATCCTATAGGAATATCAAATGTATTTCTTAAAAATAATGTTTGAATACTTTCATGATTTATTATTTTATTATAATTATTAATTAAAATAGGATCTTCTATCTTAGGTTCATGATATAAAGGATTTTTATCAAGTAAAGATTGCATTGTAATCAATATTGTTGACGTATCCATAATTGATGTCCATTTAGGTCCATCCCATGTACCTAATATAGACAAACATACTTTTCCATGACCTGTATGATGATGTCTTGTATAATAATTAGGATGAATTCTTACTTTATTTCTTGAAACATAACAAACATCTGGTGGAGAAAATGGATAATTCTTAGGATAAAATAACTTAAAAAATAAAATTCCTCCTTCATAAACCGAATCTTTAGGTCCTATTATCATTGCTTTTGCTTCTAAAAGATTTTCCTCATTAAATTCAACAAATATTCCCATTGAATTTAAATCATTTGTTTTAATACCTTTTAAATCTTTACTAACTATTCTTTTTATTACACTGGTTGACATTTACTTTAATAAATTTTATTTCTTTAATTATTTTTTACAAAAAAATAATTTATACTGTAATATATATAAATTTAATTAGTTTTATTTAATTTTGTATAGTATTATCATATTTAGATTATAATTTTATAAATTTGAAAAATTATATTAAAGAAAAAAATATTAATATGAATAATATGGAAGCGAATTTCAGGAAATTTTTAGAACAATTTAAAAAAGCAAAAAATGATAAAAGTAAAGTAACTCACATTATACCTGATTATGGATCATATAATATTGATCAAACTAATATTGATAAATTTTATGACTATTGTGTAGATGAATTTTTCGTAAAAAATAAGACATATATGTGCGCTGAAAAACTCGCAGATACTTGTCCATTTATTATTGATTTGGATTTTAAATATAAATCTTCTTATAGATCAAGACAATATACAAGAGAAACAATTGATGATTTATGTCAATTGTTTCTTAAAACACTTGATAAAATTTTCGACTTAGATATAAATAAAAAAGAAATTTGGATTTTTGAAAAAGATAATATTAGATCATGTGATAAAAAAGAATATAAATCAAAAGATGGTATACATTTAGTATTTCCTAAAATTATCTCTGATAAAAAACTTTATAGTTACTTTATTGATCTGATTCATGAAGAAAAAGAATTATTTGATGAAATTATTACCAATACATGTTCTCATATCCCAGACAATAGTATGAGCGATATTATCGATAAATCAATTTATTCTGGTAATTGGTTGATATATGGTTCAAGGAAAAAAGATGATACTAATAGATATAATTTAACTAGGATCACAAAACTTAATCATAGTAATACATTTGTTGATACTGATATTAAACCTTTCTTAGATATGCCTAAATCTATTATTATTAACAATAGTGTTTATTCAGCAAAAGTAAATGTTGATTATTCTGATTCGGCAAAAGAATACTTAAACACAAAAAATTTGAATAATAATATAATTATGGATCTAGATATGGAAGAAGAAAACATTAATACCTTTGTTAACACCATAAAGGAAAAAGAAATAGAATTAATTAAAACACTTGTTGATAAATTAGATTCATCGCGTGCTGAACCTTATGATAGTTGGAGAGATGTTGGGTTGCTTTTACATGGTATTTCGAAACAAACTTATATGTTAGATATTTGGAAAAGTTTTAGTAAAAAATCCCCTGATTACAAAGAATCTGCATGTGATGAAAAATGGAAAGTGTGGAGAACAAATTTAAGAAAAGATAATGTTCTTACAATTAAAACACTTCATTGGTGGGTTAAACAAGATATACCTATTCAAGAATATCGTGATCTGATTAAAGATTCTCTTAAAATTAAAATTGATGAATCTCTTAAAGGTGATAAAACTACTGGAACACATTATGATGTCGCTAATGTCATTGCTGATTATTATAAAAATGAGTTTATTTGCTCTGGTCTTAAAGAAAATTTCTGGTATTACTTTAATGAATCAAAAGGTGGTAAATGGGAACCAACTGAAATTGGTCATGAACTTCGTAAGAAATTATCTCTTGATATTGTAAATATTTATAGTTATTATCTTATTAAATATCAATCTCAAGTACCACTTTATGAAGAAGGAACAGGTAATAGAATTGATTTAGATAGAAAAGTTTCTAATTGCGGTAAAATTATCTCTAAATTGAAAGATTCTACTTATAAAGATAAAATTATTAGAGAATGTAGAGAACTCTTTTATGACGAAGAATTTGATGAAAAAATTAATAGCAATTTTGATCTAATTGGATTTGATAATGGTATCTTTGATCTTAAAGCAATGGTATTTCGTAAAGGACAACCAGATGATTATGTTACTATTTCAACGAAATATTCTATTCCTATTAATAATCTCTCTAAACCAGTACCTTTTACAGATCTTTATAATTTTATGATAAATAAAACTAATTATAATACTTTTAATAATGATTTAGAGTCATTTATTCAAAAAGTTCTTCCTAATCGTATTGATAAAGAAACAAAAGAAAGGACTGATTCAAGAACACGTGATTATGTTCTTAGATTTCTATCAAGTTGTTTGTCTGGTCATGTTCGTGAAGAAAAATTTTACTTCTGGACTGGTTCTGGTGGTAATGGTAAAAGTAAATTGATAGAACTTCTTGATTTAGCACTTGGTGATTATAGTAAAAGTCTTGATGTTGCTTATCTTACTACAAAAAGAGGTAGTTCTTCATCCGCATCTCCAGAAATAGAAACTCTTAGATATGCAAGATTTGTAACATGTTCAGAACCAGAAGAACATGATAAAATTTATGTTGGTAAACTTAAACAAATCACTGGTGGTGATAAACTTACAAGTAGAGGATTATTCAAAGAAACAACTGAATTTAAACCACAATTTAAAATTGTTCTTATGTGTAATGAACTTCCTAAACTTCAGAATCAAGATGGTGGTACATGGAGAAGAATTGAAGTAGTAAATTTTATCTCTGAATTTAAAGATAATCCTAAACCTACAACAGATAATCCTAATATATTTAAAGCTGATATTGAGTTGTCAAGCAAATTGGAAGAATGGAAACTATTCTTTATGATTACACTTCTTTCTAAGTATCAAGATTATACTAAATATGGAACTAATCCACCTGATGAAGTTATTAGTAAAACTTCCCAATATAAACAAGATAGTGATATTATTACTAACTGGTTTCATAGTTCTATTGTAGAATGTGAACCTATTGATGGACTCGCGCCTACATCTATAGATACACTTTATGAAAATTTTAAAACATGGTGCACTGATGAAGGTATTGATAAAAAAGATCTTCCTACTAAGAAAAAAATTAAAGATTCCCTTATTAAGTATCAAGAAAAATCTTCTTATAAAGCAGAATGGGGTAAAGAAAAACGTAATGGTCTTAAACAATCTCCTAAATTTACTTTTAGAACCACTTAAAAAAATAATTATAATTATATTAAAATGTCATTAAATCCCGATAAAAATGGTAATATTTCTGGTTATGTTAAAAAAGAACACCATGATAAAGTTACTAGTAATCTTAATAAAAAAATTATTGAATTAAATAATACAATTGATGAAAAAATAGATTCATTTAAACAATTAGAAAATAATCATAATATTTTTTTACGTGAATACAAGAAAAAATGCGAAGAATATAATAAAGTTTTAATTAAACTTGAATCTAAAAATGTTAAAAAAGATGTTTATAATGAACTTAATATCTTAAAAAATAAACTAAAAAAATATTCTGAAAAATATGGTGATTTGTAATACTTAAAAATATAAAAATTATATTAAATAGATAATATGAGTAATATGAGTAATATGAGTAATACTTTGGTAAAAGTAGGAATGACTCCTAATATTAAATCTTTAAAAGAAATATCTAAAAAAAAATATGAAGAAGGTTTTACATATAATAAATATGTAGAATTTCTTGAAAATAGGATTAATGTAGAAACTAATTTTTCTTCTGAAAATCCTAATATTAACAAAGTGTATAGATATAAAGATCTTAATATTGATCAAGTCGAATATCTTAAACATAATTTTAAAAAACTAGAACAATATTTTAACAATAAAAGATCAAAGAAATATGAAGATATTAAATTTAGAGAAAAACAAAAAAAAAATTATAATAAAAAGAAAAATGAATTAATTGATGAATGGAAAAAAAATAAACTTTCGGAATTAAATGTTCTCTCTAAAACAAGATTTAAAGATGATAAATCTTATTCTAAATGGTCATATCATTATAATATGATTTATCAATACAATCGTGTTGTTCCGGGAGCATATTCTAAAGAATCTCTTAGGAATATTGTTCTAAATCTTTAAAGAATTCTTTTGTCTGTTTAAATCCTTCAATTAATAATTTTTCTTTTTCTTCATCATTTGTGTCAAATTTTAGAGGTATATTTAAATCTATAATAATTAAATTTTTATATTTTTTATAAATATTAAAATCATTAATCTGATATTGAACATTTATTAAATTATCTAAATATTGTAGAATATTAGGATTTTCTGGTATACTATCCCTTTTAAGTGAAGATAAAATTATTGCTAAATAATTTTTTGATTTATTATATTCTATTGGTAGTCCTCCTCCAGTTGCTCCATCTGAATAAAGACATCCTTTATAATAAACTGGTTTAAAAACAATCGGAATACCTGTTGTCATTTTTACAAGGGTTTTTATATCTAAATTAGGTTGATTTTTATAATTAAAATATTCAACACTATTATTAGTTATATTAGAAACCTTCACAGTAAATTTTATTTTATTTATTTTATAAAGTTCTCTTAATGTTATATTATCTCTTTTAAGAATATATTTACATAAAACTCCTACATATTTATCAACAATCATATTATCATAAAACCCAAATTCATTAAATAAATTTTCTAATTTATAATCTTCCTTGTCAACTATATTTATTTTAGTTTCTTTAATGATTTTATAAAACATTTCTATTTTTATATTAAATAGAAATGTTATCGCCATTAATGCACCTACCGAAGCTGAAATTATATGTTTTAATTCATTTCTTTTAATTTTTTCATTATCAAGTAAATATTTAAATGATCCTAAAAATGAAATACCTTTTATTGATCCACCAGATAAAATAAGTGTGTCATATCCCATAAATTTTTTTATAAATATTATATATATTATAAATGACTACTTTAAACATTAATGACTTATATTCTTCTATTAATGACAAAAATTTTAAAAGAATGAAAAAGTTTGATGATATTCTTTTACAAATTCATAGAAGAATTAAATATCATGCTGAATTAGAACAAACTTTTTGCTTATATTGTATTCCTGAATTTATTTTCGGAGTTCCTTTATACAACATTAATGATCTTAAAAAATATATTATGGATACTCTTAAAAAAAATGGTTTTAAATTAATGTATTTTCATCCAAATACAATCTTTATTTCATGGGATGTTGAGAATAAAATTCAAAACAAATCTGATCCTAAGAAAAAGAAAAAAGAAAATAATAATAATTATAGATTAATTGATGACTATAATCCACAAGGTAATTTCGTTTATAATGAAACAGCATTACTTAATATGAGAGATAAAACTAAAAATTTATTGAATTAATATGCTTTAGTACCACATTGAGTACCTTCAATTAATTCTTGTTTTTTAGATAAAAACATTCTGCTAGCCAATACACCAAAAATAAATGCTATTACACAAAATAATATTTCATTATTATCTTTAGGTAAAAATTGTTTTAAACTTCCAGCAACCATTTATATTAATATAAATATTTTTTTTAATAATTAATTATTTATTTATGAAATCTAGTAAGATTTCTTGCATTACTGAAATCTAGTAAGATTTCTTGCATTACTGAAATCTAGTAAGATTTCTTGCCCATTTTATAAATATAATCTGTAAAGATTAAAAAGAATATACCTGTTAAAGCAAATAATATTATATCATTAAAATTATCATTTATTGAATCAAATCCTTCAACTAATTTATTTTTTGAATATTTATTTTGTTGATATTCTTTAAATAATTGGTATTCACGATTAGATATTTGAATCATATCATTTCTTTCTTTATTTTCTTCAGGTGGTCTTTGAACTAATTGTGTAGGTTCTCTAAAATTTGATGTTATTTCTTCATAAGGAGAATATTTATTATCATAAGGGGATAAACTCTGAAGTCTTTGTTTTACTTTTGAAAAATCATTTTCTTCTTTTGAAAAATAACTTCCACCATTTGAAGAATCATTAACAGGTCTTAATTCATTATCATAAATTATATCTCTTTTATCTTTCTTTTTTTTCTTTTTTTTATCTAAACCAATAATTGTTGCATCATTAACAGAATATGCATCTTCTATTGGACAACCTAACATTTTAATATATTATAAATAAATATAATTTTTTTACATTTTATATATTATAAATGAATATTACAAATTCTGGATCAAGTGAAGGATTATTTGATAATAAATACATTATTGGTATTATTATGGTAGTAATAAATCTTGGTGCTAGATTTATAGTTAATGAATTAAATGAAGAACAAAAAAAATGGATTAATAGTAAATATTTAAGAAGAATCTTAATATTTCTTGTAGTTTTCATGGCAACAAGAGATATTGTTATTTCGATTATTTTAACAATAGTTGTTATTATGGTAATATTCGAATTCTTTAATGAAGACAGTGATTATTCACTTGTTCCTAAAGTAGAAAAAAACTCTGAATCTGATGATTTAGATAAAAATCAAAAAATAGATAAAATTATCGAAGAACTTAAAACAATTTAATTAAAGATTTAATGTAATACCACTATTACTATTTCTATCTGTATTACCACTCATAATTGAAATACTGTCTAAATCTGGTACAGCATCAGGTTGAAGATTCATTTGACTTATTAAATCATCTAATCCGGCAGGTCCATTCATATCAGGTCTTTGTTGAGGTTGTTGTTGTCTTGGGATATTAGGTTGCATTTGTGGTGGTTCACGAACATTATTTGCCATTGATCCTACTGCTGCCTGAGCAAATTGTTTCATTAAATCTGGATTTTGTTGCATAATATCACCCATTCCTGGCATTGACGATTTAAATAATGTTTGAGTTAAATGGAACATGAATGCTGAACCACCTATAGCCATCACTAATTTTAATTCGGGAGCCATTTCAGATTTTCCACCATATTTTTCAGCAAGTTCCTCAAAAATTTCGTCAAAATCATTAATACTATCATTAACAGATTCAGACCAACCATCTAATTTAATATCGAATGGATCGAACTTATTATTAAGGAACTCAGCACCCGTCACAGCAGCCATCAAAATTTTTCTCTGAAATTTAACAGAATTTTCATTTTCTCTTTGTTTCTTTAATTTATAATATTCACTTCTCATATCTTCAAGATTAGAATTCATATTATAATTCATAGTTGGTCTAATCCCTTGACCTTCTAATTTCCTAAATTTATACAACATATCAATTTTTTCAGTCTTAATTTCATTTGGTGTCATTGAATGAATAGATCTAAATTCCTCAGAATCATAAGGTTGATTCTCAATTATAGGATCCGATATTGGTGCTGTCGGTGTTTTATCATTAATCTCTATATTTATTTTTTTATCATCCGATTTATTATCTGAGAAAAAATTAAAATCTTCTTTATTACTTTTATCCGATTTTACTGATTCTTCTCCACCACTCGTATAACCATTAATTACATTATCAGTTATATCTTCTATTTTTTTAGAATTGTTTGCTAATAAATCTACTCCTAGTAAACCATCATTATAATTAATATTAATTACAGATTCACCTGTATTATTTGCTCCCATATTAATTTGTTTATCATCAGTGTTATCAATATTAATACTCATTATATTTATACAAAAAATATAATATTTCTTTATATACGCACTTAATTCTTAAATATTAAGATAATCATTAATATTTTGTGGCATTTCTTCAATTTTTGTATTATAATAGGATTGAATCTCATTTTGTTGTTCCATATCACGATCCGTTACAAAATTAATTGATACTCCCTTCCTTCCATATCTTCCTGATCTACCGATACGATGGATATAAGTTTCTTTTTCTCTTGGAAGATCATAATTAATAACAAGAGATAATTGTTGAATATCAATACCTCTTGAAAGTAAATCAGTAGATAGAAGAATACGAAGTTTACCAGATTTAAAATCATCCATAATATTTTTTCTTAAATCTCCTGATAATTCTCCATGAATACATTCTACTGGAAATCCTTTTTCTTTAAGACGATCATTAATTTCCATAAGTTTATTTTTGCTATTAATGTAAATAATACATTGTGATACATTAATAGTATCATAAATATCTATTAAAGTCTCAAATTTCCATTCATTAACTTTAACATTAATATAAAATTGAATAATTCCATCTAGTGTTAAATTTTCTTTTTGAACAAGAATTCTTTCAGGTTGATTCATAAATTTATCGGTTAAATCTAAAACTTCTGGAGGCATAGTTGCACTATAAATACATATTTGTGTATCTTTAGGGATATATTGAATTATATTATAAATATTTTCTTTAAAACCATAGGATAAAATTTCATCTGCTTCATCAAAAATCAAAAGTTTTAAATCTTTAGTATACAAAAATTGTTTTTGAATCATATCAAGAATTCTTCCTGGTGTTCCTACAATTACATGTGGTAATTTTCTTAAATCATCTTGACATTTTCTTACATTTGTTCCTCCTACAACAGAAAGAACATTAATTTTCATATATGATGATAAATCTTTAATAACATTCATATTTTGATTTGCAAGTTCATGTGTAGGGTTAATAACTAATGCTTGTGTTTTTTGAATACTAGGATCAATATTATTTAAAATACCTATAGAAAATGCTCCTGTTTTACCAGTTCCCGATTGTGCTTGTGCAATTAAATCTTTTTTAGAATTCATAAAAGGGATTGCTTTACCCTGAATAGGTGATGGATTCTCAAATCCATGTGAATAGATACCTCTTAAAAGATTATCATCGAGTCCCAGATCATCAAATGTTTTTACTTCTTTAACTTCGCTCATATTATACTTAAAATAATAAATTGTCTTTAATTATTTTCTTAAATATTAATTTTTTTATTTATAAAAGTTCCTCAAGTTGAGATGCTGTATTTCCATCAGGATCATTATATAAAAATAAATCTAATGGTGATAAACCTGAGGTATCATCTTCATTTGGATATTTATATGTTAAATCTATATCACTATCTGTATTTCTTATTGGTTTATCGAGATTAATTAATAATAATTTTAAATCATTTTGATTCTGTTCTGAACTTAAATTATCTGTATATTGTATATTTTCTTCAACACTTCTATTTAAATTAATTGTATTTATTAGTCTTTCCCATACAATACTTGCTATTTCTTCTTGTCCTCCACCACTACCAATCCAATTTTCTTTAAATTTATTTCTATTGTAATTACCAGAGTTAAATAAATTAAGTATTTCAGGTTTAAGTGTTAATAAATTATAGTTTGGTGTTTGACCATCGTCTAATGAATCTCGTAATTGTTGAATTGTTCTATTTCGCTCTTCATACCAACTATTAAATTCTTGAGTAGTCATATTTGTCATCTCATATTGATCTGAAAAATATATTTCATTACTTAGATTTTTAATTTCTTCTGGAATAGATGATGAACAACAATAATCAGTTGATACACAATTAGATGAATCACAAGACTTATTCTCTAATACATTTTTATTAAGTTTATTACATTTTTCAGTTAAATTAACAGGTCCATTTTTAAAATCACCACATTTAGAATTTTCATTAAACATATTTTCTGGATAACAACCTTCTAAGGTTATATTACCACCATATTGTTCACAAGGCATAGCAGTTGGATTACCAGCGTATTCTGTTGAACATGTAATTTTTGGATAAAAATCATCTTTTAATAAACCATTATCATCTATAATATCATAACCTGTTGTATTAGTAGGTATTGTACACATAGGATTTAAACATTCTGTATTATCTGAATTAGATTTGAATCCTGGTCCAGAATGTAAAGAATATTGGTGAGTACCATCTGCGCCGGGCTCGTCTACTGAATGACCCACTGGACGATCGCATTCTACACATTTTTCATGATTTTCATCAGGAACTGAATTTCCAAGACATGGTTCACATTCATTACCGGGGGAATTTGTTGAAATAAACCTCCCATTAGGACATCGTACACATTGTGACTTAGAAATATTAGGATGGTCTGGTAGTTCACAAGATGAACAATCGGACCTGCCATTAGGTGAAACGTGTGTATCATCGCAGGCATTACCATCAGTATCATAACCTGGTCCTGTACAACCGGTTTTTCCTGGAATCACGAATGACCCATCACCACATGGAATGCAATCGTCATTTCCGGATGAATAATTATTACCTTCACAGAGACTACCAGTAGCGTCAAAACCCGGACCTAAGCACCCGGTTTTATCTTCAATAGGTCTTGTACCATTAGGACATAGAGTGCAACCGCCATTTTCGGATGAATAATTATTACCTTCACAGGGACTACCAGTAGCGTCAAAACCCGGACCTAAGCACCCGGTTTTATCTTCAATAGGTCTTGTACCATTAGGACATAGAGTGCAATCGTCATTTCCGGATGAATAATTATTACCTTCACAGGGACTACCATCAGTATTATAACCAGGACCTAAACAAACGGTTTTATCTTGATTAGGTTGAGTTCCATCAGGACATTTATAACATTTATAATTCCTTGAATTATCTACATCATCTTCAGGAATTATATAATTCGGTCCACACATTTTTCTTAATTTTGATATTTTTAGTCCAATTCTGTGTATGCTGTCATTAATTCCCACTACTGATTCCGGTCCACCTGCGGTAGACGTGGACGGTATACATTCATTTAACTCATTAAATTTATCCATATTCCAATATTTACAGTGTGCTGGTGTCTGCCAATCTGGATTGGCATGCGGAGTGTCGGTTGTCCATCCGTTGAAATACGTATATTCTACTCCTACACAATCGGGACTTCCTGCACAATTCAGCCAACAAGAATCCGGATCATCGGTGTAGGTGCCGCGCGGTGCGGGAGGAGGAGCTTCCGGAGTAAGGGCATTTACCCACTCACCCCATCTAACACTTCCGGTCATGCCCGGGGCCTCATTAATGCTGCGATTTATAATATCTTGTGGTGTTTTTCGGTCCGCCTGCGTAAATCTTCCACTATGCAGGTCGGTGCCAGCGACAGCATCACCACGGGGGGGGAGGAAGGGACTGGAGGGAGGGGTTGGACAATAAAAATTATTAATAATCAACATATCCGGGTGCTCGCCCGCGACCTGCGGATCAGACACGTCGACACTTGAGATACATGGTGGGGCCTCCAGGGGTTCGGAACCTTCCCATTCGCCACACATCTTTATTCCCCCCTCCTCATCGCCTTGTGATTGTGACGCATCATCATCGCCTTGTGTTTGTGACGTGCCATAATTCGGCCACTCGCCTGGGTAGCGGCAGCGACCTTCATTATCCAAATACGTACCTTGGTTAGTTCCCACTTGTTCAGGAGATATCCAGGCATCAGTCATCGAACATCCCATCTTCGTGACTGCGCTCTCATAAGAATCCCAGATAAAATCATCCGTTGAAGTCCAGGTCCTTCCGCCTTCCTGACGCCCTTGCTTCGCCTGATCTTTGGTAAGATAAAACCTGAGTTGATTATCTAGATCAGAGCGCACTCTTTCATTTAACATATTATTCGCTTGCTCATAATCTATCACCGTTCCAGCATGCTGTATGTTTGTGCTGGTATACAACCAATTTATTCCTGCTTGGCGCCTAACATCATCCGTCACGGCATCAATATACTCTTGACGTGTTGGTCTTAAATTTATCGCTGGTATAGATACCAATCCTTCAACCAAATCTTTCTTAAATATTAAACTTAATATTATTCCTAAAACGAAAAATATTAAGTATTTATAAAAACTTTTCATAATATATGAAATATAAAAATTATTATTGTAAAAATTGAGAATAAATATATTTTTTTATTCTTTCTTTATTATTTTTAATTGGATTTCCACTACCATCTAAATAATCTAAAATTTCTAATTGTATATAATCATTATCATCATTTTCATTTATTATATTCAAAATATTTAAATTTTTAGTTCTATGATAATAATAATTATTATCATTAAATGAAGAAAATATTTGTTGATTTTTATTAAAAGTTTTTGAAGGTATGAAACTATTTTGATTAATTAAAAATTCCTGAATCCTAGGGAATATTTCTAAATTAATATTAATATTTTCAATATTCTGAATATTATATTTACACAAAAATATAAAATCATCTAATCCTGAATTAATTGCATTATTATTATACATACTAAATCCACTACTTTGATATTCTTGTGAATTTGGATCTATAGGGAATGTTCCCATACAAAAATTATTTTCAGTAAAGTCATCATTTATTAAATCTTCATCATTTATTAAATCTTCATCATATAAAATTGTAGCAATTACCTTTTTATCCTTAAGATTAAGATTTTGTACATCAGTTAAAAAAGATAATTTTGATTCATTAATATTAATTAATATTTTTTTGGAAGTTAGATTTTTTGATGTTAGATTACGGTTTATTATATTTAAAATTGTTCTTCTCTGAACTTGATAAAGGCCACTGGCAATATGTGAATTTATTCTGACACGTGAAGGTGAATCTAATATATCTATACCTTCAATAATACTACTATTATGAAAGTATAATAATAATATAATTATACTTAATAAAAATACCTTTATTATTAGCATATATATATATATATATATATTATTATCACTATTGATTTAATAAACCTGAAAATATATTCTTATCTATTAATGAATTTTCATAATTATTAATGTATGTATGAAAAAATCTATCTAAGTAAGTAGTTTTTATATTAGTTCCTTGAATATCTATTTCTTTTGTTAAATTAATTATCATTTTTTTAATATCTGATTTTGTAATTTCTGAATTTGTATTATCTATAATATTAATTATATAGTTTAGACTACTTCTTAAATTACCATCTCTTTCTAGATTGGGTATTAATATTAATTTATTAACTTCCTGTGCCGCCACCGCCGCGTCGGTATTAGTTATATCTAAACCACTAATCCATTTACTTAATAATTCATAATCATTATAATTTAAAGTTTCTTTATCATCTAAATATTTGTAACTTTTTATAGTATATTTTTCATATGTTTCTATTGGGTGGAAGGTTGTGCTTTGAGATGCTTCTATAATTTGTGGCGAACCCTGTCTTCCGCCACTACCTAAAAAACTTTCAATATGATTACATGATGCTAGATATGTATTTAGATCACCGGTACAACGGTCAGGCGAACCTTCAGGACATGAATTTGTTGTATTAATTACTCTATCTACATTTTTTACTACATAAACATTAAGAGAATATTTATTACCTATTTCAGGATAGTTTGGATATAAAAAAGTTGTACCTCTTGGAAAATCTAATGGAGTATAATCAGGTATATTTTCTTGATCATATACACAATTTGTTTTACTGATTGTATCTCCATCATTTTTAAACCTATTATAATTATTATTACGTAATAAACTACGTGGTAGTTTATCTTCTTCATTTCTTGATTCAGGAGTTAATGGATTATTTACAACATCTATTGCTACCAAATTCAATAAACTATAATATAAATAATTTCTTATATCTTCACCTGTAATATTATTACCATTACTTATATTTCCACCTTTATTATTTCTAAAATATATAATATCTTCAAATAATCCACCATGATTACTATTCGCAGTTGTATTATCTGTAATTGATCGACAACATGTGTTTTCAGTACATGTATCTTGTTGTGAAGGATCTGAACTATAATGACAAGGAATATTTGGCATAAATATTGTATTAGGATTATTTGTATTACCACAAATTTGCTTCACAGTTGATTCTCTAGATTTACAAACATGATTATCACAACATATTTCATTACTACAAGGTATTACATTAGGATTATTAATTAAATATTTTTCATTACTTATATTAGTACAATTATAATAATCATGATTGTCATCACCAACATCCATTTTTAATTCATAATTATCATATGTTGATTCATTATTTTTGCAATTGTAATGTTCACATCCTTTATTAGATTGATTATGTGAAAGAATTTTTTCTTTAAATTCTTCAGGTGTTAATCCTTCAATTATATCTTTTACAAATATTAATGAATATATTATTAATCCTAATAAAAAATAAATAATATATTTATAAAAACTTTTCATAATATATAAAATATATTATTATAAATTTTTTATTAAATCATTAAATCATTAAAATCATAAATATTAAATTCATTTAAAGAATTATAATCATGTATTGATAAAAAATATTTTATATCTTCTGATATTTCTTCTAATGTTACTGAACCATCATCAACATAATCTAAAATATTTTGAGCAGTTATAACAGGTAATGGATTATCAATTAAATTATTAATAGAAATATCAATATTAGAAATATCTTCATTATATATATTTACAAATAACTGCTTAATAGATTCATTTATAATACCAAAATGTTCTGAACAACATAATGAAATATATTTATTTTTACAATTTTTTTTATTTCCACAATGTGCATTTTCTTTTAATATTCTACCAGATCCACAATCACCTCCATTATTTTGTAAACTTTGAACATCATCTGACGAACATTTAGTATTAAAACAACATTTTTCATGATTACATTTATTATCTGTTCCACCTAATACACTTGCGGTTGAATAATCCATTTCATTATTACAAGTTAAATAATTTATATCAGAATAATTTTCTTTATTTACATAATTATTTGCTTTATCTATTTTTAAAATTTGTGTTTTAATATTATCTTCTGTCATATCACTAATTTCACCTGATGAAAATCTTGTTTCATTAATTTTACTTGTTAAAATACCTTGTAAATCAACTAATGGTTTAGAATTTAATTCTTCTAAACTATATTTATATATATTATCACATTCATATTTTTTACATCCCATATAAGGACCTCTATAATCACCATTTTCACTTCCCATTATTCTTGAAAATAATGGAAATACATGTTCACCATATCCTTCAACTAAATTATTTTTTAATAAAAAATGTATCATTAATCCTAATAAAAAGTAAATGATATATTTTAAAAAACTATTCATAATATTAATAAAATATTTTATTATTTTACATTATGTATTTTAAATCAGTATCATCTAATTGTTTATTTCTATATGAGTTAGACCTTGAACCCACTAATATATCTAATGGTGTTTTACCTTCAGAATTATTTACAAGAGGATTAGCAATTATTAATAATACAAGTTTTAAATCTTTAATTAAATCTTCATGTGTATTATGTTGAATTTCATCATTACTAGAATCATTTGTATAGAATTTTACAAAATTTAAAAATCCATTTTGTATTTGATTTTTTGAAAATGCACCCCCTACTATTCTTTCTGAAAATATTGTATTTGATTGATTTTGATCATTTAATTGTCCTATATATTCATCTACTGTTTTATCACCTAGTAATTCCTCTTTAATTTTTAATTTTGAATTATCTATAAATATATTACTAGTTAATAAACTTGTTTTTATATTCACAATTTTTTCTTCATTACTTTGCCCTCCATTTAAACTAATTATTTCATTATATAATGTTGTTATATATTCATGTATACATTCAAAATCATGATAATTTATTAAATCAATAGTTGTGCTAATATCTGATAGATTTGGAACATTATCCCTTATATGATCTAAATCTAATAAACTAAAATATATAAAGTTTCTTAAATCTAGTCCAGTAATAGTTCCATCGTTTATTTCGGAGAATATTATATCATATTCATCGCTTGTCCCACATCTTCCACTAGTAGAAGATCTTCCAGTAGATTCACCAATTTCTTGTATTGTATTTTGATAAACTGCATCTCTAAATGCTTTAATATTATCAAAAATGAATTTATGAGATCCAGATTGTAAAGTTCCGCAACACACATGAAAACAATCTTCATCATTTTCATGATTACGTGAGCATGGTCTATTTCGGTATTTATCACGTCCTAAACAACTATGTCCATTTGAAAAAAATCTTTTTTCACAAGAATTATCATCACAGCATAATTCATTATTACATTTATTTCCACTATTTAATAATGAAACAATTGAGTATTCAGTAGAATTATTACACAATAATGAATTTTCATCTTCATATTTTATTTTTTTCTCCCAATAACTATTAGGATTTATTTCATGATCATTTTCACAATAGTAATTATTACATCCTATATCTGTTCTTTCTTTCAAAATACTAAATAATAATGTTAATTCATTTTCAAAACCTTCAATCAATTTATTATTTAGTAAAAGGTAAATAATAAATCCTAGTAAAAAAAAAAGTATATACTTTAAAAATCTATTCATAATATAT